CCCCCGCATCTCATGCAGTTTCCACCCTGCTTGTAAAACAACTCGCGCCGGAACTCACTGTAGTCCCTTCCCGTCCGCTTCGTCCTTTTGTCCTTTGTCTTGATGATCGGCATGTAGGGTCCATTCGTTAACCTCTGAACAGAGGAATTCTATAAACGTTTCCAGACTACACTCACCTTCCATGACTTTGTATTTCTCAAACGTTGCCTCAATCACCGACCAAGCCGACTCCTGAAAGTCGAGTGTGACCCTGTGCCGGAGTTCCAAGTGTTGATCGGGCGCCGTATCATGCACATCTTTCAGGAAGTCCGCTGGCTTCTTCTTGGCGGACTTGCGCACAGCCGGATCCTGGCGCTTACTCTTCGACATCTGGACCAAGACGCCAGCAGAGCCCAAGGGAATCTCGGCTAACTCTTCGTGCGATATGTCGGGCGCGAGTTCCCGATAGCGGCCAATCACGAGGTACAGGTACGACCGGCTGGCCGGCGCCGCATCGAGGAGCCATGCGTGGAAGGAATGAAAGCCTAAGATTTGCCAGTCCCGATCTTTGTCGACGTCGATACAGCATTTCGCAATGTCGGACCAGTCGCGGAATTGCCGGTCAAAGTTGCGGACATACGAGTCTCGCGCTTCGGCCCTTTCTTTTGGGCTAAGCGTGACTTCTCTAATTTCCGGACACGTAATCGTTCCCATAACCTCATCCTTTCGATGGCGTAATCCTTTCGGTTTTGTATATAGCGCACGGCAATGCTAGGCAACAGCGGTTTTTTCCCTGATCGGTGTGCGTACTTCGCCGGCACAAGTTGACTGTCCGCCCATCTTTCAGCTTGCTCTTGCGAATTACATATCCAAGAAGAAACAGCGAGAGCGGAAAACGGCACTGACGTGAGATAGCACAACAAATCAGCGATGCATCCCGGCGCGAGTGTGGGGCTCTTACTCATCTTCGAAACTCAGGTGGACCGTCTTTCCGCTTGGAATCGAGTTCAGTCAGGAGCGCATCGGAGTCAGGAGTATTCCCCCCGGCATAGATTTGCTCCATGCGTCGAAACAGCCACTTCATATCGTTCTCGTTGTAGCCTTTGCCGTGGCGCGACAGGCAGACGGCATCGCATCGCGCGTTGGTTCTGACTCGCAGTTCAGGGGGATCGTAGGAGATGCAGAGATCGATAATTTGCCCGTACATGGGGAAAAAGATTGCCATCGTGCGATGTTTCTCAAAAGCAAAATCAATCGCCTCCAGGGAGAAGTTGGCGAGATCCCTGTGCCAGTCGTTTATTTCCTCCGGCGTGATTGCCCCCTTGGCCGGGAAGGCGTTCAGCATCTTCTGAAGGTACTTGTCGATTGCGTCTTGCTTCTGCGAAGACGGCATCATTGTGTACGCGGGTCTGGTCTTGCTTCGTGAGGATCGGGGCATTCACACTCCTTCCGAAACGATCAAGCGGTTCTACGCTGTAGTTGCTGAGACGGGAAAGGAAACTGCGAGGACGCTCGCCTGGGGGATGATCATGCGACAGCATGTAATGTTTCAGCCAGTGAGCAAATTCCACTTCAGACAATCTTGGGTTAGCTTCTAGGAATATCTTGAGATGTCGAGCTTCACTGCCGTCCCATGTACAAGGTTTCTGGTATCGCCAGTAGTAGGCTCTCTCGATCCATCCGCGAAACTTCGAGAATCGATTGTCGAACAACGGCGGGGGAGTGAGTTCGAAATCACTCATGGTTTCGGCACCGGCTGTATCGTGACCGGCTGCTTTTTATTCTCTTCCGCCATCATCTTCCCGTACATCACCCGGCGCAGACGACCGGACTCCCTCATGCAGTCGGTTAAGCTCATGGTCTTGGATGAATCGAATAAGACGGCTTGCTTTGGAGTTTTCGGGGCTAGCTGGGGAACTTTCTTGACTCTTTTCACTGCCTCTCGATACTCGTGCTTGGATACCAGTTCTGCACTTCCATCCGCCCACTCTGCACCCGAAAACCATCGCGGGAGAATGCCAAGCTCTCTCTCTGAGTACATAAACTTATCTCCATAGGTGGGACATTCCCTTTTGGTTCTAAGGGGATTTGCCTCTCCTGCGAGGGAGAGAGCAAGCTTTCATGTTTAGCTGAGTGTTTACGTTCTTGAACGCACGTCTGCTTAGTCTCTTTACAGTCTCTCGACTGCACCAATGAGGACCGGGGCGCATGTCCCTTTTGCCAGATCTACCACTGGCGCGGAGCCCGGATTTCGCAGATTTGTGGATTCTTCCTGTGCCTTGCAGGTAACGTTTTGAGAGCGGCCCGTTGTTTTTCGGAAAAGCGACTTGCCGCGAAGCAACCGTCTGGGGTAGGATTCGGGCAGTCCCGTTTCTGACCCAGAAACACTCAGATCAAGCAAGAAGCCCACGCGCTTAACGTGGGCTGTTTTTTTGCAAAAATTATTCCGTGTTGAATTAAGCAGTGTCATGAGGAGATCGGGAGATCGCCCTAGGCATCCGGATCTCTACGGCGCCTAGGGCAATTATTTCGTTCACGGATGTGAACGTCACCGTTTGTACGATACCGAACGAATCCTGTCAATAGCCTTCTCAGGCACTCTTGCACAGGATTTCCACAGGAATGGGTACGCTAACGGACTGTCAATGGTCGGCCTGTTCTAATACCATCCCTACCCGAGAAAGGATTTCATACTTGCCTATGAACTCCCCACGTCCCAGTTACGAGTATTGGCGCATGACTCTCCGTATCGATGCCCGACGCCACGGCAAGCTAACCGTTGTGGATAACTTGGGCGACTTCGTGCTCATGATGTTTTACGAAGAAGGCGCCGAGCCCAGCATTGACGGGCTTCTCCGCGCATCTGAAGGACCAGCCTAAACTCACGGTTGACAGCGCGGTAATCTTGGCGTACGTTTGCCAACGATGACCGCGCACGGCACACAATTTCCTGAAAACATCAATCTTCGGGTTACGACCATCCTCTACCGAGCCGTAGAGAAACTGGCCAAGGACGAAAAACGGCCTATCGGGATGATGGCGCGGATCCTTGTGGAAGAAGCTGTCGAAAGTCGAAACGGAAAGAAGAAACGGTGAGTTACGAGGATACGCGCGTCTCCGTTGCTGATTCCCAGGGTGGAATCAGGAAGATTGTCTACGCTCACAAGGGGACCGGGATTAGCTTTGTCTCGCAGCCGCCGCGCGAGGGCTTCGAAGCGTTGGTGACGATGAAGGACCAGTCGTACCACATTCGGGTCATGGCGACTTGCCAGGATGCGCGCACTCACACAAGAGCGGGATTCAGACGTCGCACGCAAAACATGATTGACAGCGACAAACTGCAAGAGGAGCGGCGAGTGTGGCGTGTCCTCTACTGGCACCTGAAGGCCATGTTTGAAGCCGCGGATTCCGGAGTGATCGCAGTCGAGGACATCATCATGCCCTACATTGTGACTCCGGACGGGCGCACGATCGCCGAGCACGTTGCTCCCAAGCTGGCCGAGATGCGCGAGTTTACGCACGACAAACTACTCACCGCAGGGGGATTAATGTAATGGCCGTGAAAAAGAAAGCAGCGAAGACTAGCCGCAAAAAGGGAGCCGTCCATAAACCAGCCAAGCGGATTCCGCGCCAGCAGATTATCCCAGGCGTCGGGGACGAGAAGATTGCAGCCATCGAGAATGCCGCGTTGGACTATGCCGAGATTCGCGACCAGCGGCAAGCATTGACCGCTCAGGAAGTGGATTTAAAAAAGAAGCTACTCGATCTCATGCACAAGAAAGAACTGACCGAGTACAAGCGAAATGGGATCTCGGTGAAGGTTGTCTTGGAACAGGAGAACGTAAAGGTGCGCGTGAGAGAGTCGGAGGATGATCTTCCCGCCGACATCGGGCCGGCGCCGGATGCGGATGTGAGTGCAGACTCGGTTGCAGTTGATTCAGAAGGGTAGATGCCGTTTCCTAAGATCATTACCGAGCTTACAGCAGCAGGGTACGTATTCCAAAAGACGACTCGCTGTAGTGCTTGCGGTGTGCCGATTCAGTTCTGGAGAACTCCAAAGGGAAAGAGTATGCCAATGGTCGTATCCCCAGACGGTTCATGCGAGAGCCACTTTGCCACATGCCCGAAAGCAAAAGACTTTCGCAAGAAGTAGATTTCGATCCTGAGCGCCACGAGTACAGACAGAATGGCATCATTTACCCGCACGTCACGAAGGTCATTGCGAGATCCGGAAAGTGTGATTGGTCCTGTGTCGATGAAGAACTCAGACTGCATTCGATCAAGCGAGGACAAAGTGTTCACTGGCTCACCCAGCTTGAAGACGAAGGCGCCCTCGACTACCGCACCGTTCCCAAGGGTTTGCGCGGTTATCGAAAAGCATATCGAACGTGGAAACGTCAGTCTGGTTTTAACGTCATCTGGATTGAACGCAAATTCATCAGCCGTTACGGGTTTGCGGGGACTCTCGATCGAGCCGGTTCCTTCCCGGCGACAACCATGTACGGGTCGGGTACGTCAGGCGTGGTCGATCTCAAAACGGGAGACATCGCGGACTGGGTGCGCTATCAGTTGTGTGCCTACACCCTTGCAGTGGACCCACGTCCCGCCATCGCGCGAACCATTCGCAGAATTGCACTGCGATTGTGTGCCGATGGAAAGTACCGCGTAAAAGAGTTTCCCATGCAGACCTGGGACAGCGACTTTGCCGAGTTCATGAAAGATTTGAGGAGAGTGAATGCCTGAAATTATCGAGCAGGAACAGGAACTCAAGCAGCAAGCTTTGACGGTTGTGGAACGCGCTACTCTGGTAAAGATCACCGACCAGACGAGCTATGATGCGGCGTGCGACCTATTGCAGAAAGAAATAGTTCCGTTCAGAAAGAAGTGGGCAGACTACTGGAAGCCGCTAACAACTGCGGCCTGGGGCGCGTACAAAAAGGTTCAGGACAAATTCAAAGAAGGCGATGAGCCGGCAGAGAAAGCCGAGCGCTGGGTCAAACATGCAATCAGGGTGTGGGACGATGAACAGATTCGAATTGAGCAGGAACAACAGCGTAAAGCGCAGGAAGCGGCTGAGAAAGTCGCAGAGGAGGAACGTCTACGTGCGGCAATTGTTGCGGAAGAAGCTGGAGCGAATGAGGCAGAAGTATCCGCAATCGTCGATGCTCCTGTTGTTGTCGTTGCAGAACCTGTCGTTCCTGCGTACAGCCGAACAGCCGGAATCAGCCGGCGTGAGAACTTTAAGGCAAAGGTCGTGGATCTCCATGCGCTCGTAAAGGCGGCTGCCAAGGACAAGGCTCTACTGGCCTACTTGGAGCCAAATCAGACTGCGCTAAATAATCGCGCTAAAGCTGACCGGCAGACGCTCAATATACCCGGAGTAGTTCCCTACAATGACGCTATTGTGTCCGCGAGAGGGCGATGAGTTTTACGGCAAAAGATTTAACGGGTCTTGTCTTCGGGCGCTACATAGCCATGTGGCCCGTTGGGCGTCGCGGAAATCCAAGCCGAATCATGTATCTCTGCGCTTGCAGATGTGGGCAAATTCGTTTAGTGGAAAGTAGCGGTCTGACACTGGGAAGGAATCGCAGTTGTGGCTGTTTACGAATGGATGCACTGAAGGCCGGCGTGCGTCGGGTACATGGTCATCGTGCTTCTGCGAGCCCGACATACCAGTCTTGGAAAGGAATGATTGGCAGATGCGAGTATCCAAAGCATGTAGGGTTTAAGAATTACGGAGGTCGTGGGATAAAGGTTTGTACGCGCTGGCGTAATTCGTTCTCTCGATTTTTGTCTGACATGGGACTAAGGCCACGCGGAAAAACGATCGATCGCATCAACAATAACGGGAATTACGAACCGTCGAATTGCAAGTGGGCCACTCGAAAAGAACAGCGTGCCAACCAGAGGAGGGTGTAGCGATGCCCAATGAATCGTTAGAAATATCTCACAAACCACAACTAACAGTTACGTCCGAACAGGCAAAGATCGCTCGCAACACAATCGCCAAAGGATTGAGCGATGATGAGTTCGCTATCTTCCTCTACAACTGCCAACGTCAAGGCATTCACCCGCTAGATGGCTTACTTGTGCCGATCTCGCGGAACGACAAGGACGAAGGTAAGCGACTCACCTTCGTAACTACGGTAGATCTACTTCGTTCTCGCGCGGCAGAGAGCAACGAGTATGCCGGCAATGACGACGCGCACTTTGTGTACGGGCAAGGCGAGTATCCCGAAACGGCCACTGTGACGGTGTGGCGAAACGTTGAGATGTCTCGATGCGCCTTCACTGCATCGGCCCGATGGACCGAATACTACCCCGGAGACAAACAAGGGTTCATGTGGCGGAATAAACCCCACGTCATGTTAGGAAAATGTGCAGAGGCTCTGGCTCTTCGGAAGGCGTTTCCGAAACAACTCGCTGGCCTGTATCTAGCAGAAGAATTACAGAGGGAATCGATACAAGGTAATCAGAGTAGACCCCCCGCAAGAAAGCAGGAAAAGCCCGTTGGTGATGTAGTTTGCGCGGACTGCCGACAGACGAATGGGCATGCCGCGGATTGTAAATATGCCAGTAAAGGGAAATGCCCTGAATGTCGAGCGGAGGGGGGGCATCTTCCTTCCTGTAAATACCGCAAGACGCAGGAGGCGCAGACGCAGGAAGCCGAACCGGAGAAGAAGCCGGAAACGTTGAAGTGGCTGGTGCAGGTGGAAGCGATCGATACGCGGGAGAAGACTGTAAAAGACAAGGCCGGGAAAGAATCCAAGCGCCCGTACCGCATGCTGACCTGCATCAACGCAGCCAACGAGAACGTTACGCTCTACGCCTGGGACACGAAACATTATGAGCGCATCGACGCGATCAAGGAAAAGACTCGTTGCGTTTTCTCGGTAAAGAGTTCTGTCAGCGGTAACACCACGTACTACTCGATCGAGGAGATTATCGAGATCACCGGGGAGAAGAAACAGGCAGAGCCGCAGGATGAGATGCTTCCACCAGAAGAGAAGTAGAGATGCCGAGAAGGAAGAAGATCAAAGTGACGCGCCGGAAAAACGAATTTAGCCGTGCTCTGCAAGCCGCCAAATCAGTTCTGAAGGCGAAGACCAAGCAGCGCGACCGCATGATGACGGAGTTACGGCAGTTGAATACCGATATTCCGAGTCTGGAACGCACGGTGAGAGCATTAGAAGCGCAACTTGGGGGCACAGGTGCGGTCGGTCCGCTTACGTCCCAGACCGACAGTAGGCAAGTGGGTGGAGTGCCCCCAAAGGTCCACATTCGGCCAATGTTGGACTCGGAATCTGGTATTCCGCAAGAAGTTCTCGCCCAGCTTCCCCCAGAAGACTTCTCCAGGTTTGGATCCCACTTCGGGGAAGAGGCGCCGGAGAAAGAGGATTACCTGCCGGAGATCGTAGGGAAAGAAGTCATACCGGAGAAAAAGTAATGAATCGCAAGCCAAAAGCTAAGTGGATAAAATTCATTCATCCCCTCGGTGGCGGCGACTGGTATCACTGGGGAGATCTTTCGGTGTGTGTTGCGAAAGAAGAAGGCTTCTGGCATATTTCGATCTCTCTGCCCTATCGCTATCCGACTTGGGATGAAATTTTAGCCGCTTGGTACGATCTGGTTCCCGGCGCCTGTGAAGACTTCGAGGGAGCCATCATCCTTCCGCGCAAGAGTGAGTACGTCAACATACATCCCAACTGCTTTCACGTTCACCAACTTAATGATTCGGAGATTCCATCCAGCATCATCCTATGAGCCCGACTCCGCTTCTCTTCCTCAGTGACGATCCAACCTCCGGCACCGGCCTAGGCCGCATCACGCGCGACTTGGCGACTCGCGTTCACAAGTACCTTCCCGACAAGTTCCGCGTGGCGACCTGTGGCTATGGGGGAAACTTTTCCCGCGAACTCGGCTTCCCGCAGTACTCCATCAAGATGCAGGACTGGGTTTGCTACAACCTGCCCGAGATATGGAAAGACTTTGCCGGCGATGAGCACGGCATCCTCATGCCGATTTGGGATTGCTCCCGCTTGCTGTGGCTGGCCCGTCCTGAAAATTGCGAAGACCCTCGCCTGAGAGAATTTCTGCAGGAAAAACATTTCGACACTTGGACCTATAGTCCGATGGATGCGCACGGAGTCGACGGCAAGCTTACAGGCGTGCTGAAACACACGCTGGAGGGATTCGATCGCGTGCTGGCGTATTCCAAGTGGGCTTACGACATTCTGGAAAAGACGCTCGACAAGAGCCGCTTCAACGATATTGACTGGCGCCCACACGGCATCGATACGAGCATCTGGTATCCCCGCAAACGTATCGTCGCGCGGCATGGGTTTGGAGACAAGTTGGGAGCCAAGGACTTCCGTAACAAGGTCACGCGTATTCCCGATGACGCTTTCCTGATTGGCATCGTGGCAACGAATCAGGCACGCAAGGACTGGGGACTAGGAATGTCGGTCATCGCCGAGATCGCGAAGCAGCGCAATACGTGGTGCTGGCTGCATACCGACCGGCTGGAGAATGCCTGGAGCATCCCGATTTTGAGCCAGTGGGATTTTAAGATTCATGAGAAGGCCATCGTTACTACCGTCGACTATAGCGACGACAAACTCGCGTGGGCGTACTCAGCGTGTGACCTTACCTTGGGCATCGGCGCAGGGGAAGGCTTCGGTTTTCCGATATTTGAATCACTGGCTTGTGGAACACCATGTCTCCACGGCAGGTATGGTGGTGCACCGGAACACATGCCAGATTGTATGTTAGTCGATCCTTTCTTCCACCGAATTGATGGGGTTTACAGCTTAATGCGTCCCTGCTATCGCGTTGAAGACTGGGTCGAAAAAGCAAATGCACTGCTTGGCGTTAAAAGTGCTTTATCGATGCTTCCCGCTCACCTAGATTGGTCTAATCTCTGGCCGTCATGGGAAGAATGGTTTGAGAAGGGTTTGAAATGAGGCCCCTCGTCTACATCGTCGCGTCCCGCGGATGGGCCGGTTTCATGGACTGCATCAGAACGTGGATTGACACTGCCTCAACTCCCTACAACGTGCATATCTCGATGGGTTTGGATGTGATGCCGGCGCTACAGCAGGGATACGAAAGCACAACGGAACCGATTCTTTGTTACCTTCACGACGATTTCAAGATTTTGGAGGACAATTGGGACGCTCGCGTTCTCAAGGAGTTTAATGATCAGTCTGTGGGAATGGTGGTTACTTGTGGAGCAAGAGGTCACGGAGTTCGACATCTATATGAAACGCCGTATCACCTTCCCAACTTGGCGCGACAGAACTTCATGTCAAACATGGTCGATGCCGAAGTGCATGGCGAACGATTCACCGGAGAGCGTGATGTTGTAGTAGGAGACGGAATGGCGTTATTCGTACGGCGGACGATCTTAGACAAGGTAGGTGGTTGGCCGGTGGATAAACCCGTGGGGTACTGGCTATATGCCGAATGGCTTACTTGTGAGACTCGGCGGCAGGGTTTCAGAATTCGTCTTGTGGGCATTAAGTGTCAACACTTGGGCGGAAAATCTTCCGGCTTTATCTCGCCTTCGATCTCGTACGAAGAGGCCCACCGATGGTTGTTTGAAAACAATCGGGATGTGTTACCAGCATGGGTGGAGTAGAATCAGGGCCGTCAGGTGTTGAAGCACCGGCAAAGCCTATCGCTACGAAGGAGCGAATATGACGACCCCGAGCACATCTTACCGCACGATCGAACTCACCCAAGGGAAAGTAACAATCGTTAACGAGAAGCACTACGATTGGCTTTCGCAGTGGAAATGGTGTGCTCAACGCAATAATGACAATTTTTATGCAGTGAGAACTTTCTGGATCGGTAATCATTGTTTCGGCTTAAAAATGCACCGCGTCATTCTTGGCCTGACTGCCGGTGATAAGCGCCTCGTCGATCATGTCAATTTAGATGGACTTGATAATCGAGAAGAGAACTTAAGAATCGCGACAACATCCAAGAATGCAATGAATAGACATGTTACGAAAATAAGTAAAAGCGGTCTTAAGGGAGTATTTTTCTATCGGGGAAAATGGAGAGCATCGATTGGACTGAACAACCGCGACATTTTTCTGGGTGATTATGCAACAACCGAACTTACTCATGAGGCATACTGCGAAGCAGCAGCAAAATATCACGGCAAGTTCGCGAGGTTTGCATGAAGGTCTGTTTAGTGACACCCCCGAGCGGATTTTTGCTAGATCAGCGTGTGTTTATGAGTTTAGGTATTTTGAAGGTGGGGGCAGTTCTGGAACAGGCAGGACACGAGGTCGATCATCTCGATCTCTCAGGAGTATCGAACTATGAGGATATTTGCCGGGATTATCTGCGCACTGGTAGCAATCCGGCTGGTGTGGTTTACGCGATCACTGCTACGACTCCTCAAATGCCAGCAGCGATCCGTATTCGTGAAGTCCTCGGAGGCAAGTGTATTATGGGTGGACCACATCCTACCCTGCTCGCTGCCGCCGCCAAGCGAGGGAACGCAAGAGCCATCAAAGCCCTGGGACATCTACTCGATGCGTTTGACACTATTGTGGCCGGCGATGGAGAAAGAGCCATCTTCCGAGCGCTCAAAGAGTACGGACTGATCGACGCGGACGATCCGAAGAGTGACCTGTGGCAAACCTCTAAGGATTTCACCGATTCCCCTTGGCCGGCACGTCACCTTGTTGATGTAAAGAGTTATCACTACACGATTGACGGAGAGCAAGCCATTCATTTAATCGGGCAATTAGGATGCCCGATGTCATGCACGTTTTGTGCAGGAAGAAACAGTCCGATGCTACGACGTATGAGACTTCGTACTCCGGAAAACATTGTCGCGGAAGTGCTCCATTTACACGATAAGTACGGATTCAAGGGCTTCAATTTTTTCGATGACGAACTAAATATAAACAAACTGCTTCCCACTCTCTTGCGCGGTTTGATAGAGGCTGCGCGAGATCGAGGAGTGGAGTGGCGGCTGCGAGGTTTTATTAAGGCGGAACTGTTTACAGAAGAACAAGCTGCGCTCATGTACGAAGCTGGCTTCCGTTGGATACTGATCGGATTCGAGAGTGGATCTGATCGCATTCTCACAAACATCGAGAAGCGTGCGACGAAAGCGGAGAATACGCATGCCATGCAAATTGCGCACGATCACGGACTGAAGGTTAAGGCACTAATGAGCATTGGCCATGCTGGAGAGTCAGAACAGACCGTTCGGGATACCTACGATTGGCTTATCGAAACGAGGCCAGATGATCTGGACGTCACGGTAATTACGCCATATCCAGGAAGCCCGTACTGGGATGAAGCTGTCGAAGTTGACGGAGGTATGTGGAGGTACAGCGCACACAAGACAGGCGATTATCTCTACATGGAAGAGATCGACTTTAGCGCCGTGGCCGATTTTTATAAGGGCGTGCCCGGTGAGTACGTTAGCCATGTGTGGACCGATGCGCTAGCGGCTACTGAATTGTGTGAATTGAGAGACTGGTGCGAGTTCGATTCCAAAGCAAGATTAGACATCGCCCTTCCACAGTCGGCAGCAGCGGTAATGTACGACCATTCAACAGGAATGACACCAGCCATCCTTCGTTCGTCGGTGAGTAAATGAATATGGGACGACCAAAACTAGATGACAACGGCACGCTGGCGGCGATTTGGGAAAGAACTATTAAAACGAAGCGTTGCTGGCTTTATGGAAAGACTGACCGTTATCACTTTTTGAAACATGAAGGCAAGACAACGACCGTACATCGGTTCATCTACAAGATGACTGTCGGATCGGTCCCCGACGAACTAGACGTTTGTCACCGTTGTGATAATCGTCAATGTATTCGTCCAAGCCATCTCTTCCTTGGCACACCCGCAGAAAATAGTGCCGATATGGTCAAGAAGGGTCGCGCTGCTACAGGTAGTCGAAACGGAAAATCCACACATCCAGAAGCTACTCCACGCGGAGAAAAAGTAGGGACTGCAAGATTAACCGCACAGGATGTCGTTAAGATCAGAGCCCTGCGATCTCAGGGATTGACATATCAAGAGATTGGGAAAACTTTTAACGTGCATCTGAGCACGGTAGCCTACGCTCTCACAAAGAATTGGAAGCACGTCGCATGAATATTCCATTTTACGAAATACGAACAGCGCTTCTGTAAGTACGTTTGCGGACTGACAAACCAGCGAGGATCAAATGAATGTTAATGCGACGTTCCTAGTTTGCAATCGTCCCAGACTCACGCAACAAGCACTGCTTTCTCTCGGCCCCACTGACGATGACGTGATGACCGTCACCGTCAGCGAAGACAGCAAGTGCAACGATGAGACCCAAAAGGTATTGAGTGATTGGTATCAGTCCAACCCCAAGAATAGACATCTCTGCGGACACACCGCAGAGTACGGAACCGGATCACTGCGCAATCAAGTCATCGCAGCCAGTGAAAAATACTTTAACCGTGGAAGTCACCTCTACCTCAGTGATAACGACGTGTTCTTCTATCCTGCCATTTTCGAAAAGCTGGTTCCGATCTATGAATACGCCTGGACTTTGGGATTTAAGGTACTGGGTGCCTACAATCATCCGTTCCATCAGCCGATAAATTCGACTCCGGTCTATGGCGGCGGGAGAGCGATCATCTCGCGGGTCAACGAAGTGCATGCGCTCGCGCTGCAATCCATGCTCATGAAGTGGGAAGTGTGGGACAAGTACGGGCCTTTTGACGACACTCCAGTGGGACGGGTCCGCATGAGCGAGGACGTTGCTTTCACCAACAAGATCAAAGCTGATGGCGGACGTATCGGAGTGGTGAGCCCTGCGCTGGCAGTGAACACCGGCATCACCGACAGTTTCGGGGAAAAGATTCCCGGTTGGGAGATTGTCCAGAAGGAAGCACCGTTCGGGGTGTACTTCGAATGAGTCTGCCCACGTTTGATGACGCGATGGTCCTCACGAGCACGATCAGCAATATCTACTGCTTGCAGGTGGTGGAGTGCTTAGCGATGTATGAAACACTCTGCGAACTGCCGGAAGCAGCGACCGTGGTTGAAGTGGGATGTGACTATGGGCGTTCTTCAAGCCTGATTTTTCAGATGGCGAAAGCGAAAAATTTCCTAACCATCCATATCGACCCTTGGCAGTCGAACCCAGACCGCGGAAAAGACTGGATGACGGTCATGTGTGAACGCTGTTCCTACCACCCGTTTATTTTGCTGCGCATGACCACGGAAGAAGCGGCGCCGTTTATCGAGCAACTGACCCCTCAAGGAATCGATCTCGCTTTCATCGATGGATCTCACGATCAACCTGTCGTTGAAAACGATATGAAAATAGTCGCCTCTCGCGTCAAGCCAGGGGGATTTCTTACCGCGCACGATTACCCGTCAGGAGGAGTTTCAGAGGCAATCGATCCATTCGTTCGAAATGGATGGAGCAAACACAAGCAAGCTGGCGGATTCGGAGTGTGGAAGAGACTGTGAATACTGACGAACTGCTCGCTCTGGCTACTTCCATTGAAGGCCAGGGCTTCGCCGACGAGCCGAAACAGGTTTGCACTTACACCAGTTTCGAACTGAGATTGATAGCAAACTGCCTTCTGGAACTGCCTTATGGCTCGCGCGTGCTGGAGATTGGAGTTTATGGCGGACGCTCAACTTCTCTCCTGTTCCAACTGCAGAAAGAACTCGGACTGGACATTCACCTGATCGACAATTGGTCCTGGGATTCTGTGCGAGCGCTGCGCATATTCACCACGATGGTGCTCGAACACTTTAGCGAAGTTCCATTCACGTTGCACAAGATGCGAAGCGACTACGCCGGTGCATACAAATGGTGTGAGCCCGTTGGATTTCTTCACATTGACGGCTGGCATGAAATGCCGGGGATTGAGTCCGACTGTCAACTATTTCTGCCTTGGGTCATATCAGGTGGAACCGTAGCGTTCCATGACTGTGATTATCTGCCGGTTGAGCAGTGTATTGACAAGTACGTACGCAACGCGGGATGGCAGCAGCTTGAAAGCGCAGGACGTTCGACCACTTGGAGAAAGCCGTGAACCTAGCGGTAATCACACCTTGCCTGTATCCGGACACGGCGCGCATTCATTACCTCATAGACTCATGCGCCAAGCATAATGTCTCGCTCTCGTTCCACGGAAGAGGAGAGGTCTTCGGCGGCTGGAGTGCGATGCTCATGCGCTACACGCTCCCGCACATGCGGTCGTTGGCTGAACAAGGTTACTCCCATGTTCTCTTTGTGGACGCTATCGATTCTTTGTTCGTTGCCGGCATTAACGAGATTGCAGCCAAGTATGAACGGCTTTGCGGAGACCACTCAACTTTAATCTCGGGCGATTCCGACCCGACTCCGCGCGGCGTCTACATTGACCCTGGACCGTGGAAATATTTAAACGGAGGCGGGTATATCACGCCAATCGCGCCGTGGGTGTGCATGATTGAAAACCTGCACGAACTCTATCCCGAAGAAGGAAACTATCAAGTGTGGCTTGAAAAGCATTGGCCGCTCCCTGATTCCTATGTCGATTACGATTGCAAAATCTTTCAGCCGATGGACGGGAATCCTGCCGTAATGCCGGTCGGAGGGCGAGTGCTCAACGCGCTTACCGGATCCTGGCCTTGTATCCTGCATTTCCGCGGCGGCTATTGTGATCCTGTGACCGGGAGAGATGAACGAATGAAACCTTGGGTAGAGGCGCTTACACGATGACCTTCGAACAGGTGATGGAGTTCACGCGCGGAGTAAGCGCTCCGGATGCGTTTCAGGATGTCGAGTGCAAAGCTTTCTACGATGCTTTGCTGCATGTCCGGCCTGGGGGGATCGTAGTCGAGATCGGATGCCAGCTTGGGCGGTCATCGTCGATCATTGCGCAGATGCAGCCGGTCATCCACTATCACGCCATTCATATTGACCCGTACACCGAGCAACCAGATTACCTGCGCGGCTGGACTGACATGATGTGGAGAGTCGGGAACCGGGACCATGAGTTTACCTTGATGTGTATGCGCACCGAGCAAGCCGAATGGCTTCTCAGCAGGATTGGCGAGATCGATCTAGCGTTTGTCGACGGAGACCACGAGTACCCATCGGTGATGATCGATTTGAAGCTGGTCGCGGAGAGAGTGCGGCGGGGCGGGTATCTGACAGCGCATGATTTATCGAATGAAGGCTTGCCGGGAGTGAGCAAGGCTCTCGGAGAGTATATCGATGCGAAGTGGCACACGGTCGGGACCTTCGGCAGTCTGGGAGTGTGGATCAAAATATGATCGGGCTCAACGTAGGCAGCGGACAGCGACCCTTTCATTCCACAAAAGAAGTGACGTGGATCAATATCGACTCACAGCCGAAATGGAATCCGGATGTGCTGTGCAGCGGTGTGGATCTTCCCTACTCCGGCTCTACGGTCGATTACGTTGTCCTGCATCACGTCTTAGAACACTTCGGATGCGGCGAAGGTGAAGGGCTGGTAAAAGAGGCTTACCGCGTGCTCAAGCCGGGAGGATCGCTACTCGTCTTCGTCCCAGACTTGAAGAAACTCGCGGTGGGATGGCTCAACAGCCAAATATCAACTCAGATCTACATGACGAATCTCTACGGCGCCTACATGGGAAGTGAAGACGATCGCCACAAGTGGGGCTTCGACGTCACCAGCCTGTACAACTTTCTAAGGTCTTGTGCTGCATGGAAAGCCGTACACGCAGGAACCCCGAACCTCCCCGGCGCCGATATTGCGAGGGATTGGTGGATCCTTGAAATGGAGTGCGTGAAATGACGCTTAGGCTGGAAAAGTGTCCCAAAACTGTCCCAAATAGTTTTGGGACGGGGAAAAGCCCTCGATGAACGGCATTCTGACACTGACCCGCAATAACCTCGCCCTCACCCAGCGAGCAATTCACTCTTTCTTGCGCCAAGACATCGTGACAGTCGTAATGGCAATCGACAACGGGAGCACAGACGGGACCGTCCCCTGGCTGAAAGCTTACGGCTGCCTTCTCCGTGCCGAGCCGGAGAATCGCGGGGTGAGTGCCGGCTGGAATTGTGGCCTTAAAATGTTCTTTGAAGCCGGCGCCGAAAATGTTCTTGTCGTAGGCAACGATACGTGGCTTCCGCCCTACTTCTACCGGGAACTGCTCTCTTACAACCTGCCGTTCATGACTGGAGTAGCCGTCGACAACATGGAGCAGGTACAGCCGAAGCCCAGCAAGGCTCCTCTGGACCCGCATCCTGATTTTTCCGCCTACTGCATCCGTAAACGAATCTGGACAGAGGTCGGACCCTTCGATGAGCGCATGAAGCATTACGCCTCGGATTGCGATTGGCACATTCGGGCTCACCGCAAGTCTTATGGTCTGTGGAAAGCATCGTGTGAGTTTTACCACGAACGGTCGAGCACGCTCAGGAATGCGTCTCCGGAAGATGCGCAGCAGATTCAGGAACAGGCGAACAAGGATCGGATGACGTTTCAGGCGCTCTACAATTGCCTACCAGGGCAACCGGAGTACGAGGCGATATTCGCACAAAGCCCAGAGCCGCAGAAGGTTCCTTCTCGGGTATCGAATGACAACACTTTAGAAACCGGCACTTAACCGGCCAATCGCAGCCCGTCAACTGCAGCGGTGGCTTCTCTTTCATATTCTTGATGGTCTCCAACTTGCGCATGGCGATGTCGAGAAAGTACGTGCGCTGCCACTGGGGAAGCGCCGGCATCTCTACCCGGTAGACCAGATCGCGCATGACATCATCTTTCAGCATGGCATTGAGCCACGTTTCGCGGCTGATTTCTTCGTGATCCTCGCGCCAGATCTCCACCCAGGACTCTTTGAATCCGGCATTGACCGTACCCACTCGCCGGCGAAAGCGGATGTGGGTGTGCCCGATTACATGCTTGAGCGCCTTGGTCCAGTAAGAGTGCCGGCGCCCGTTCCGTTCCTGGCCGATCACCAGCACAATCAAACTCATGGGCAGGTTGTAGGCCGCCATTTCCCCCAGCGTGAACCAGTTGCGGCATTCCGAGTAGTGCCGGTCATCGTTCCAGTGGGAGACCAGTACAATGCGCCGCAGCTTGTCGCCTTCCGGGGACATTAGACAAGAAGAAGTCCAATTTTGGACTCTTTCTGGAACCACCCAGGGCTTGTCTGCCGCCTTGCGTAAAGTCGTTACCAGAAGGTCGGCTAGGTGGGCATGATTCATGGCACAGGCGTAGACCACCTCGCCGTCTACTTCGATTCCAGGGGAAGTAGCCAGATCTAGGACAGTTTCCCCCGCTATCTGCCCCCAGGAAGCCCTCTCCTCGCATTCCTGTGCCGTCAGGACTCGATATAGGGTTTCGCGTAGGGTTTCGGTCGTGGAGAGCTTATTTCGCTTCCAGCGGCGCCAGAACGGGATGCGGGGGCAGGTTTCTAAGCCACTTAACAGTTCAGGGGAAGTCATCGTCCTAAAGCATGCAGCGCTTCCTTCCGGTTGGTGACTACCGGATTGGTTGGTTCCTTTCGCCTAGCCGCCGCCGCGGCCAGGATCCTAGACACATTCCGGGGACCGAGGAAGGCGCGCACTTCCGGAGTGAGATTCACAGGTTTTCCACGGCCTACGGCTTTATTGAACCGTTGCTGGCGAGCCGCGATTTCATCCGCATTAAGCTTGCTAGCGCGTTTCGAGATGTCGCTAAGGCTTGAGCCGGGAGGGAGTTCTGCCTTCGCGCGCGCAAATGCTGTGTTGTCTGTGGAAAAGTCCATCTGCTGCAACGTTTCCACAGCCGATTCCGTTATGCCATTGATAATCTTGACCTTATCAGCGCCGGGAATGTTCGACAGAGCGCGTATCTCTTCCGGAGGAGCCTTTTCCAGCCAGGAGACTACAGCCGGATTGCGCAGTGCTCGCGAACCAAAGTATTTTCCGCCCTCGTATCCAAGGGCACCCATAAAAGGCAAACTCGAAGCACCTTGGGCAATCTCACCCCCAGCCCCACCCAGCATCCCGCCGAGATAATGGACGATAGACCCCAGAATGACGGACCCGCCGATGATTCCAATATCTCGCGCATTGTAGCTTCCCCAGTTACGCGAACGGTCCTCAAGATCCTTGCGCGCCCGTTCTACCGTATTCACTTCCGGCTGTGGAACCTTCTCCGGAAGTGTTTTCAGCGCCGGCCTAGCTGTCGATCCTTCCGGAATCGGCTTCGGTTCGGTCAGTTTCACCGGCCCTGGCGCTTTGCCAATAGTTTTCTGGGTCTCGTAAATCTGGGTTACGAGATCAGCCGCCTCGTTGCCGCCGTACTGGGGATACTTGCGCAGGATGTCGACTGCCCGGTTCCCGGTTTCGCCTTGCGTCCGCAGCAATTCATTCTTGATGGCGTATGGGTCCACTGCCTGAAGTGTTCCCGCAACCGGCGAGCCCGATCCCTTCGGACCACTTGGCGTGTGGAAATCTTTGCGCCAGTTGGTATAGAACTCTCGCGCCTCTTGCCACTCAGCGGTTGCGCCTTTCGATTCCGCCATCTGCCCCATCATGTCAATGATAGTGTCGTCCACCGCTCCCAGAGCCCGTTTCATGACCGGGGCAATGGAAGGCGAACGCATCGCCGTTTCAGTTGCAGTCTTCATGCTCTGCAACTTCCCCCAGGTGACCGGATCACCTTTTCCAATATCAGCACCGTAGCGTCTCGCAATATCCATGTTCACAATGCCATCAACCACAGCTTTATTATTCGCTGGCAGCGCTTCGTAACTTCCCTTCATCCCTTGCGACGTCATCACTTCGCGCCGAATCGTGCTGGTAGCTCCCGCGATCTCTTCCTGGGGTTCGACCATCTTCGTCATGCGCCGCAATAAACCGGCCTGTTCCGGAGCTAGGCCAGCCTCTTCCGCTTTGATCTTATCCAGCAATACTTGCGACTCTGCTACCGGCTCTCCCGGTTGATCGACGCCAATCTTTGCTTTCACGGCGTCAAACTTACGGTTGGCTTCCTGCCATATCCCGTTTTCGACTTGCTCAATCTTTGTTCTCGCCGCTTTACTCGTTTCCTCCACTTTTACGAGTGATTCCTGGCGCTGAGTCTTTCTCGTCTCCGCTTCCTGGGTTTTACGAACGTTCTCTGCTTCAATTTCCTTGTTCTTCTTCTGCAGCGCAAACCTCTCCTCGCCCTCGCGGAAGCGCGATGCCTGTATTTTTTCCGTGTTGTCTCTGATCGTTTCTTCGAGCTTGGCTTTATTCTCAGGTACGGCTTTCTGGTAGCCTTCAGCCTGTCGCCTTACCTCTTGTCGCAGACCCGATTCCGGTCCTGTAACCTGTCGACCAACCCGCTGTGCTCCCGCCTTAAACCGTCCAATCCGCTCTTTGATGGTTGCGGGGGTCTGCTCTCCTGCCATCGCTGCCGATCCCGACATTCCAGCTAGGCCCAACAGAAATTTCTGAGCATTCTCTGGACTGATTTGCCCACTTCGAATTGCATCCGCAACCTGCTGCGAACTCTGCAAGCCAAAATAACTAGCCGCGGCCAACATGCCGGCAGGACTGAGCTTGCTTACAACAAAAACCGCCAGCGTCTTGGGATCCATTAAGCCACCGGCCAGTTGTGCTGCAACCCCCTCCCCTTCGTAGAACATGGACTGCGCACCGCGGCCCATCTGCTCAAGAAATGGTCTGGTTCCTGCTGGCTTGCCTTGGGTGAATTTCTCTGGAGTCGCTTCTCTCTGGTATTCCGTTGCCAGTCGTCCGGCTTCTCCCGCGATCTCTCCGAATCTCTCCTGGGGGTTTTTAACGAAACTCGACACATCGTATGTCGGCAGTGCGCCAGATCTCCGCGCTTGCATGTATTTCTGGCCGGCAGTTTGCGGAGTCTGTAGTTGATCGAGGATGCCCTTACGCATCTCCGGAGCTAAGCCCAAGAGAACCTGCTTCTGCTTGTCTTCAGGTAGATTTCGCAGCTTCTCGATGGCCTGTTCTTTTGTCAGATCTCCCATAGGATTTTACTTTGGAGGAGGCGTCGCTTGGTTTTGCTGGCGAAGCGCTCGCATGATGTCATCAACATCTTGGTCAACCGCTCCTGCCGGGGTGATGCCGGAAGCTTTCAGAGCAGCTTCTTTTTCTCTTTGCAATTCATGGGCTCCATCTACCAACTGACGCAAAAGTTCAGGAGGGAAGGCTCCGGTCGTCACATTATTCAAAGCTTGCTCAAGCGAAGTTCCCCAACCAAGTTTAACGACATACGCCAAGGCTTGACCCGTAAAGCGACCGGCGCTTTCTCTTTCCAGCCTTACCGCAAGACGTTTCTGGTTCACCGCGTCCTCCGGCTTGGTGGCAACTTCATCGGCAAACTTAACCAGACCAACTGCGGTATCGTATTCCTTCTGCGCGCTCGCTTGCGGTCCAGTGAGACGTCCACCAACCGGCGCACCTTTTGAAATCACACCGGCCCCAGCCGGAGGCGTGACCCTAGACCGAGCTTCCCCTGGAGTCTTGGGAGGCGCGGCTGTCGGCGCCTCAGGTTGACGCAAGCCGGGAGGAGTCGCACCTGGGAATGTCTTTCCGCCTGTTCTCTGGATCGTCACCGGAACGATTGTTCCGTTAGGCTGCGTTACCATCGCAACGTATTGCCCTGTCGTTTCCCCAGCCGTTTGCATGGCCTTCCAGCGGGGAAAGAACGCCTTTTGCTCTGGTTTCATGTCTGCATACTTCACCGGAGGGTCGAAGGCGTTCTCGTAGGCTTCGAGTGTGGTCTGATTCGCCGTTGGCGGCTTCTGTCCACCCTTCGGCGAGACCGCTTGCCCTTGGAAATCAACTTCTTCAGGAGGTCCACCCTGCTCCAGCGGCACCCGCCAGTAATGCTTTTTCCCTGCTTCGTCTGTGGTCTCGGTGAGTTGACCCTGATACTTGGTTGGCGTTTCCTTGGGCTCCAGTGGCGCCCCACCGTAGGCGTGAGCGAAATACGGTTTCTTTTCCTCAGCGGTCATCGGGCGGCCAAACTGGCGCTCGAAAGAGTTCTCGATCTCGCGCATCTTGTCCGGAGTCTGTCCTGGCGCATAGGCCGCGGATTCAATTCCCGCCATCCTGTCGCCGATACTCTTCTTGGCGGCTGCTGGAGTGGCAGGAGCCGCTTGCCGGCCCTTGTGGCGACCGATATGCGCCTGGATGAATCCACCCAGCTTGCTCAACGCGCCGGGATTATTTTCCGGATGATAGAGATCGGTGAAGACACCACGCGCATCGTGCAATGCCTGATCGATGCTTTGTAGATCCTGCTGATACGTGGGCGAGCTTTTATCGAGTTGCGAGCGGCGCTGATTGAGAGTCTGGACGTCCCCCAGGATCTGCTGGGTCTGGTTCTGCAGTTCGGCATCAGACAAAGCTTGGCGCCGCTGCTTTTTCTTCTCAATCGATTCGACGCCATAGGTGGACCCGGCAGCCGCGGAGAAACCCTGTGCGAGATCTTCAAGAAATGGCATGATTATTTATCCCACAGCCCCACTAGCGCTGGACTCTCCGATGTTTCCTGTGTCGAGGCCACCACCACCACCGAATAAGCCTTTGATACCCTTAATGCCACCGCCGCCGATAAAGGCCGAACCAATGTCTGCGATGCTCTTGAAAATATCGTTCATCTTCGCGGCTTTTTGCTTCTGAATTGTTGCCTCTGCTCCGAAAGCCGCCTCATGCGCGGAGAGACCTGTACTCAGCAGTCCAGAGCCCATACCCCCCAGGGTGGACGCGGCCCCACCCAGTAATCCGCCTTCGAGTTCGCTGGCTTGCTTTCTTTCCGACTCTCCAATCTGTTGTTGCTGCGCCGCTGTCCCGCCGCTGCGCGTACCGAACTCCGACAGAGTTTTCAATTCCTGCCCTCCGCGCTCGCTGATATGGGAATAGGCAGGACCGAGGGCGCGGGAGAGTTGGGTTTGATCGCCGGAGATGATTGCATTCCAGAAATCGGATGCCTTGCTTATATCTTTTTCGCCTTCTGACGTTCCAAAGCTGCCAATGCCCCCGAGCGCTCCGGCTTCGCGATACTCGCCCTTTGTCGGGCCTTGCCCGATGCCGAAGAAAGACGGCATTAGTAAGTTGATCCAGGGTTGGATGAGAAAGCGAATCATGTTGTTCTCCCGCGAATCATACTACGGCTCAAACATCGCCATAATAGGGTTGATGGTGTCAATCGCCAGTATCAAGGGCAAAGCGATACTCGTCGGACATACGCCCCCGACCGTTGCTAGGTTTACGTTTCCAAAACGCATGTTCACAGCATTGAAGAGAAGCCGCATAACCTGGGTAACCGCCACAAACGACGAATACCCCGCAGAAAACACCGATTGCGTTTGCCCGAAATAATAAATGCCAGGAGTCAGCGTCACCGGAGCAATGGTGTTAGTCGACACGAAGTTGATCGAAGTGTCGTAGAGGCCCGAATACAAAACTTGATTACCACTTGCATCGTAGATTGCGACCGAAGCGTTCCCCACCCCGGTTCCCCCGCCCAGAAACACAGACACCTTCGAAATCGTGATGGTGACGTCTAAATTAAATTGCCACGCCCACAGAACATTCGTGTCCGCCAGGGTTATGTTTGAATTACTCGCAATCTGGAGGCCAACCGGGACGCTGAGGAATCCCGGCCCGACCATATAACCTTGCCCCGGAGTAGAAATCACCAGACCACCGCTGGGAGTGATGACGGTTGTGTTCGTCGTATTGTTATTGACAACCGTAGTCCCGCCAGCGCCGGCCAGCTTATCGTTCAGCGACACGATGGCTTGATGAGCATCCAGCAAGCCGTTAAAAAGCATGCGCACGTTGTCGCGAATCTGCGAAGGTAAGGGAATGTTTTTCCCTTCGTGCTCAATCGAGGTTGGGATGGTGTACGCACTCGGCAGTCGAAATGAAGTGGGATTACCGCTCACACCAAAGCCTCCGTAGTGGTATCATGCCACGCATGAAGAACCTGCAGGAAGAATGGCGTCCAGTAATAGGGTATGAAGGACAATATGAAGTGTCCAACTCTGGACGCGTAAAAAGCCTTAAACGTAATGCTCAAATGGGTCTTTACGTAACCAAACCGCGCGGCTATCTCGGTGTCGTTCTTCATAACAACGGAGTTCGGAAAGCACACTTCGTCCATACTCTTGTAGCCGCAAGTTTCATCGGACCCAAGCCCAAGGGTAATTTCGTCAACCATAAGGACGGGAAAAAGCCGAACAACGTTCCCTTGAATCTGGAATATGTAACAGCCAGCGAGAATGCGCGTCATGCTTGGCGTTTGGGCTTGTACACACCGCACACACCTAAAGGAGAAGCGAGCCATTTTTCGAAGCTCACCGAAAAAGACGTCAGAGATATTCTGGAAAAAACCAAAGAAGGATGGTCCCTCAATCAACTCAAAAGACACTTCAACGTGAGTCGCGTTACAATCTGCCGCATTCGCACTCGCAAAACGTGGACTCATCTCAGACCTTAGCCCCTATGCCGCTTGGACCTCCAACGATTTTCAATATACTGAATGCTTCTGTGCTCCCCCACTGCTTGCATTTCACTTCCAAGTCATTTTCAAACAGATAGAACGGCCCTGTTGAAAACACCCGCAGACTCATCAGTTTGAATTTGTTTACTGGAACTGTAACTTTTATCTTCGCTTGAACCAAAGCTCCACCAGAACTAGAGAGCGTTAAGGTGATCGAAGGCCAAGCATCAAAACTCAGCACCACCGTTAAAGGAGTTGCAGAAGCATAGGCAATGTTAAGTTCTCGGATGTGTCCCCATCCCGTTAATCCCAGAGAGGTAAGCTCACATTGCCAGTTGGTCGTTTGCTCCGGCCAAGGCTCGAAGACAATGTGACTGTCCCATACGCGCCATGCCACCGAGTCAGTCACGAGCACGCGCACGCTATGCGAGACGAAAGGCGTCACACAGGAAAACGCAATCGTTGTCTGCTTGGGAAACGTTGCCGGAATCTCATTCAAAGCATGCAACGAAAGATCGTCCGAACTCTGTAGTTGGAACGTCTTTGCAGCACCAAAGCTATCAGCCGTGATAATCACGCCTTGAACGAACTTATTTCCTTTCGTTCCTCCGTCATCCCAGTCAGTCGGGCGGTTGAACTGATTCTCTGGCTCCTGAATCAGCGAAGGTTGCCATACCCGGATGGCGTAGCGGCTCGAAAGAGACCACGCGAACATGGTTTCGATGTCGCGCGAATAAATGCCGTCTCCCGCGTTGAAATCGATGACCAGCGCCGTCCGGCCTTCAGTAGTGTAGGTCGATGCCACCATTGCCGAACTTGGTACAAAAGCTTGGTAAAGCTCCGTTGCCGGAGAAATGTTAAGTGTCGATGTGCATCCTCCTCCGGTTCCGGGTCCGCCACCAATGCCGCCACCGCCAACCTGGATCGGAACACCAATGGGCGGCGGCGGGGGAGCCTGACTTGGCTGATAAGCAATGCCTAGGATCGGCGATGCTATCGCTGCAGTTAAAGCGGACCCGCCATCTCCTGACGTGCCGGATGTCCCATTGCCGGCAATCGTGCTTATCACGCCTCCACTTGTAATAGCGCGAATCCGAGCTTCGTTTGGCAGATTGATATTGCCGAAGCCCATGCCCAGAGTTCTGGTTACTGAGTCGATGGCTAAGCTGTTGTTGAATCCGAGGGTCGCGGCAGTGGCTACTCCTCCATCCCCTGAATACCCTTCGGTCCCCTCAGAACCTGAGCCTTGACCGGAAATCCTGCCTACATTTCCATTGGCGATCGACACCCCAAAGATAGTTGCCAATGCTCCGGAAAAGTTAGCAGCCCGAATCAAGTTACTCTGTGCCCAAATGACGTTTCCCTGGGAATCGCAGACTATGCCAGTGGGAACAAATATGGTTGCACTCGTGGCTGGTCCGCCGTCTCCAGAACTTCCAAATGATCCCGTCCCCACCACCGTGTTTATGATTCCCGTAACATGATCGATCTTTCTAATGCGGGAAAGGTCCAGCAAAAACACGTCGCCATTCGGGCTAAGAGCCAATTCATTACCACGGCTGGAAGTCGCACCGGATTGTATCTTTGCGAGTATTGCCGGCCCTCCATCACCCGAGAATCCAGTCACTCCTGTCCCGCCTATGGCTTTAATGTTTCCCGCAGGGATGCTCACGTTGCAGATGGTCTGCGTAGTCGCTTGCATGTTGATGCAGAAGATTTGCGAAGTTAAGCCAATGACGTATAGATTGCCGGAAGCATCCAGAGCGATGGAAAGACAGTTCAGACTTGCATTGCTAGCAGGGCCGGGAATATTCGTTTGACTAAAAACACCTGCTCTCCCAACGATGTGCGTAGCCACAAACGATGGAGAGATTTTGTAGAGTGCGGCGCCGCTAAAGTCAGAAACGTAAATGTTTCCGCTGGCATCCAGGCAGATGCCGGCACAGTTTCCGCTGGGAGCATTCGCACTAAATACTGAATCACCTGAGACCGTTGGACTGTGGATGATGCCCGAGCTATCTACATAGCGAATTCCTCCGCTCGCCGGAGAGAACCCGCTATTCGGAGTGAAGTAAAAAGCAATCGCCATGATCAGAAACTCGAATCGATTTCTATGTACAGATCGCCCCAGTGCTTTTGATTGCGTGTGTCCCCCGCGTTATACGCCCCGGTGAGGAAGATCACGCATCCGGTTTCCCCTCCCACCCGAGTGAGCGGTCGCACCGTCCCGTCATTGTTCGAGGTCAGGGTGCCATTGATGCCAGGGCCTTCTTCCAAGATGTGAAGGATCGTCGGGTACTGATAAACATCCCGCACCCAGCCTTTCGTGAGGGTGCTGTAGACCAACGTCTGCACCACCGAAATTCCGTTCACCAGCGCAACGTAATCGTAATAGATGTAGCCATTGGCGGCATTCAGTTTTTGCAACAGCGGTTGCGTGTCGTCCGGAGGATAAACAATGAAAGGACCGCGGACTACCGGAGTGGGAGTAAAGCCTTCGTGGGGAAACAGATTGTAGAGATCTTCATCGGTGATGGACTCTGCCCCTTGACCGCCATGCGAGACCGAAATCCCGTCCTTGGTTCTGAAGTACACATCCCGGCCACCGTCCACGCACAAGCAGCGTTGCAGGTAAAGGCCGCGATCGGAGATTGATTCCTGCAGGGTCCACGTCGAGCCCAGAGTTCCACTGACCGTGGAGAGCGCATTGAAGAAGTTGGGGAAGATCAGCCATGCGCGCTCGGTCGAGAACACCATGCCGATTCCATTTACGATGCAGCCATTCTGCAAGGGCTCACTGGGGCTGGTGACGTCCTGGGAGTTGGTCTCCGGCGCCGAATCTGGGTTGTTTCCCTTGCACCAGTAAAGCGTTCCCGGTCGCAAGTTGTCGCCACAGGCAAAGAAGAACGAAATGTTGTCAGTCGGCCCCCAGAGATAGGCTAACGGCTGCGCGGCCAGATTTGGCTGAGTGATGAAGTAAAACAAATTACTGCCTTGTGGTGGAAAGACACTCTGTACCGCGCCACCCACAATCTGCTGGGTCGAGACCAGCATGTGACGATTGTCACTAGGCCGGTTATAGAGGGTGAAGGCTGTCCCCTGATTCGGATTCGCCCCGCTCGATCCGATAGTGACAATTGTTCCCGGCAGCCAACGGATATTGAACAGGTCTCCCGAGAACCACGTCACCGCACCATTCGCGCCTACGTTAACCGTTCCACTGCGAGGGAGATCGATAGTTGGGAAAGGTTCGAAGTTATCGAACTGCAGAACCGGATTCGCGACAATCGCCGCATCCAGCAATTGATCGGAGAAGGGCGCATTCGAGTTTGGTCCTGTCCCCACGTACGTAAAGTTGGTGAGGGCGCTATCAATGCGATAGAAATCAATCTTGTCGACTTGGGGATCGGTCGAAGCGGTTGCCGAAATCGTGTTAGCCAGGACGGAGGCCGCCTGTTGCGCGGAGGCTGGCGAAGGATTCGAGGTTGCTCCCGTCGCCGAGGATCTGTAGACATAGCGATACTGCGCGCCGGTGATGACGTTGGTGGCAATGGGCAGAAGATTGACCGTATTCCCCGAAACCACCGATTGCACGATGAGGCGCCGCTGCGAGTGGAACCAGTAGTCGTAATCGACTTCGAGCGGATAGTTCCCGGCTGCCGGAAACGTGACTACCACGGTTGCCGCGTTGGTTTGTCCGCCCCCATCCAGGGTGATGGTTTTCGGCATGAGCGGATAGCCGTTCTTGGCGGTGAGCGTCTGACCGGAAGAGGACAACTGCTGTCCCCCAGTCGGCGCCGCCCATGTTGGTTGTCCACTAGAATTCGCGCCGATGCCCCAAATGGTCTCGTCTTTCGAGTTGAGGGTCAGGGTGTAGGCGCCAGGAAATGGAACGTATAACGTCGCTTCCGCAGCGAAGTTGAAGTCCTGATATCCTTCGCTCTCCAGCGCCGGCTGGAACAAGGCTTTCGATCCCTGCTGAATCGTTGCCTGATAAGAAACGTTGGACTGGACTCCCGCGGTCTGCTGAATGGTCAGCGCGATAGCCGAAGGCACCGTCGCAACAATAAACTGGCCGGCGCCGATGATGATGGTTTGCCCCGGTTCAATGCCGGTGAATTGCGATCCTGATACCCAACTGACGTTCAAGCCATTGGTATTGACCGTGCCCGAGATGTTCGAATAGATCGTCCAGGCCATCGGGTTGGCTTGCGTACCAAACGGACTGGCATCAAACAGCAGAGAGCTTCCGGTGGTTGCTCCGGATGGAGGTACTAGAGCGCGAACCGGCCCCGATCCACTCGAATCTCCAGAATTTTTCCAGATATAGTTTCCGGTTGGTCCGCTATGTGGCGAATCTCCCCAGTAGGTGACGGTCACATTCCCCAACAGGGACAGTGAAAGCGACGCAGCCACGACGCCGATAACCGGCGCTATTTGCGGCTCTTTGATGCCCATCTTGAAGGTCGTCTGATCGGAACGAACCTTGTCCATCTTGTTGCTGTCGCCGACATACATCCAGGGCTGAACGGAAGTGTTGGGGCGGAATGCAACCAGGGAAATAGGATTGCCGCTGAATCCGCTGTCGACTAGGGTCGTATTCGCGTACAACGTGTTCCCGACTCCCGCCACTAAAATAAAGCCCCCTGCCGGTCCTGCTGGCGTGAGGTCATTCAAGCGGCGCAAGCTGTGCGCGCCGGGTGGGGGAAGAGTGAGCACCGAGGAATCCTGAGAAGCCCGAGGCGTAATGCCGCCAACAACGTAGGCGCGGCAATTTTGGCCATAAACGAACTTATTCGTCGGCATCAAATCCATCGGCCTGGACAGATTCATGCCAGCATAATGCAACCTCGTGCCATCAGTTTCTCTTTGATATTGCTTCTCCGGCACCAGCCCCCCACTTCCTTCGATTTCTAGACTGCTCTTTTACTGTGGCCCAACAACAGTTGCTTGGTTCGTAGTTTCCATTGTTGTCAATTCGCTCAATCGACATCCCGTCTGGACGTGGACCCATGTCATCTCGAAAGTTTGGAAAAGAATGCTGCCAGCGTTTACACATCCGAATTCCACGTCCGCCATACAGGTAATAGTCTTTCGACTTGCGGTTGTAGCATCGACGCTTAATCGCGCTCCACACACCATATAAAGCCGTGTTCGTTTGCCCATGCACATATTTCCGTCGTGCAGAAAGTTCCCGTCTCAAACACCCGCAACTTTTCGTATGGCCGCCCTTTAATGCAGTCGCAAATACTGTCGTCAGCTTTTTGCAATCGCAATGGCATAACCATCTCGCCGGAGATCGTGCGACAAGTTTCTTTACTACCAACCTGCCGAATCTTCGTTTCCGTAAATCCTCCGGAACAACATCAGGGCGAGTTCGTTTTTGCATCGCCCTAATATACGATACAATCTTTTGTCCATTACCTTCTCGTTGCAGTCTTTTTGTATCTCACGGTTTTGTGCTTCTTGCTCTTGGCGGGAATCGCCATCGGGGTTAGGCTGCTTTTATATCGTCTGCCGGCAACCTGCTTGCCTTTCGGTTTCGTATGACCGCCACCCATTTTCTTCTTGGTCTTCATCATGCTCTCCTGATTCGAAGATTCAATTTCATTCATCACTGTCTCGGTTTCGTTATGTCTTGCCTTTTTCCCTCTAAATGAACGGTGTCACTAAACAGTCCCATTTGCGACAGGCGCTTGTTCTGCGCTACGCAGAGACGCAAAAAATCATTTTCCAGATCCTGTGTCGACCTGAAATCTTCCCCACCCTGCTTGAAGGCAGCCAGCACTTGCGCGTAGCCCAAGACCACATCGAGAACGTCACGGCTGATTTGCACAAAGTCGGTATCGAGCATCGGCAATGGCGCATTCCCGACTATGACCACGCTTACCCCAGTAGTCGTCGCCGGAGTCGGACAGACTCCTACCAGATCCATCCCGGCAATGACCAGAGTCGGCCAAGCCGTCGCATTGTTCTGCCACTCTGGCGAGTAGCCGTCCATCTCTGCCAGGGGAACGGTATCCGCAGGGGATCCGGCGATGGTTCCACTGACCAGCCAGTTTGACTGCTGCATGACTTTCAAGCCAGCGGTGTATCGCTTCAGGCAATAGTCGGCGCGCTCGCGATCGGTAGCCTCGCTTTCGCGTCCCAGGAGATCGGCCAGGGCTCCCCACTTTGCCAACCATACCCAGTCGTCAGGAATGCTCATGGGAGTAGGAGTAGGCGGATTGAACGGTGTCCCGCACTGTAACGAGATCACATCGTAGTCAGCCGGAACGTTCGGGATAGCGTCCACTTCCATTTCGAGCGGCGCCCCGGTAATCACGCTCCAATGCTCAGGCGCGGCATGCGTATTTATATAGCCGGGAGAGAATCGGTCGAAGGCGAGAGTATCCTCGCGAGCTAATGTGACCGGACTTCCGTATCCGGAATTAGGGAAGAATCGCACCCGGCGCGGTTCCAGGGTTGAGTCAGGGAACACCAGAGAACGGATAAGCGGAGCAGAAGCGAGAAACGGTAGATTTTGCAGATTGCAGCCGGCATATTGAATGATCTCGTCACGTCTGCGCTGTAAGGCGCCCTGAAGATCAGCCAAGGCGAATTGCGATGTCCCCGTCCACGTTGCCCCAGTTGGCGGCTCCAGCAAGTGATACTCCATGATAGTGTACACGTTCGTGTCGACCGTGGTGCGGATGCGGGGAGAATTGTTCATCTGGCTCGTGTCGTACCACGTTCCAGCATTGGTCGCAGTGAAGGCGTAGGGCTGGTTCCAGATCTCGGTCAGCGCGTTGAAAGTCTGCAGCGATTCCCAGATGTAGTATTTGATTTCTTGGTCAGTCCAGTAGACGTTATTTGGATCAGCCAGCCGCGAGGCGAGGATTTGTCTCGCTTGCAGGAACGTTACCCAAGAGAAGTTCGGCATCTATCGTTTGCGGCGAGATCGCTTCTTCCCCTTCTTGCGCTTCTTCGACTGTCCCGATTCCGAAAGGGCGATGGCAATCGCTTGACGGCGCGAAGTAACTTTCTTCCCACTACTACTGCGCAGCGTTCCATGCTTGAACTTGTGGAGTTCTTCCCCAGTCCGCTTGCGCTTGGCCCGTTTCGAGGCACTACGTTTCAGCCGAGGCATCGCTACCGTCCTATTTTTCTGCCGTTCTTATCCACCACCAGACCAATGTCGGATCGCAGTTTGTCCAGTTCGTCCGTAACATGTTTTTTGGCCACATCGAGTTCATCGCTGATATATTTCTGCGCGTCCTTGAGTTCAGAAAACACGTAGCGATGCAGAGCCATTCCGCCCACCATGCCCAGCAGAAACGCCAGCACGACATACACGTAATTCATAGAATCCCCACCTTTCCTTGTTGGGCGAGGATTTGCGTTTTGGCTGCAGATCCCGCCGACGATCCAAAATAGTAGGCCACCACCGAAGTCCATGCGGTGCCGAGAGCCCCGATCATAACCAGCAACACATCATGTCCAGCATCGGGGATGGAATGAAAAAACATTAAGCTGAGTGTGCCAAAAAATCCCAAGGTTACCCCAATGGCGAGCATCCCTGGCATGCGATCCTTGACCGCCACTTCTCTTGCGCGCGCGCTGGCTCTATCTGCCGCCGCCACCTCTTCCAGCTTCTCTACACTGTCGTAGCCCATCTTGGCCATCGTCTCGGCATACTCTTTTTCCGCCGCATCAAGCTTGACGCGCCCCTCTTCAGTGGTCGACAAATTCTGCATTACGCCAGCAATGTCCGGCGCCTTGACCGTTCCACCAGTAACTTTCGTGAGAATGGAAGCGGCAATCGATCCAGCGGGACCCCCAAACACCTCCGCGGCAGTCGCCAGATACGGAACCGTTTTTTTGAAAAATGCCCCAACACCCATGACTTATCTCCCCAAGTGACCCACGAAGAACTCGACCACAAACTTGGCTACTGCCGTCATAAAGCCGCCAAGCATGGCGTACAGCAACGGTTTCGCCCGATTCGTTAGACTTAATTTCTTATTCAAGCTGGCAATCATCTTGTCGCGCTGGAAAATCGATTCGTGCAATTCTGCAATGACTTGATCTCGATCGGATAGTGCCGTTTTGAATAATCTCAGTTGCCGCCAGTTCTCATTCAGTTGATCACGCAGTTTTTCAGGATCCGTATCGGTGTAATGCATACTTCTGTCCGGACTTTCCTCCTCATCGCGACCATTCAAAATGTGTCCCCGTAGGACCTTGCCTTGGCATCCACTTGCTGCTGTAAATCCTTGGTGAGAGCGACCATGCGCCTGATTTCTTTTTGCGCTCTCATCATGTGCCGATACCGGGTGCTGCGATCGGGCTCACCCAGAGCCAATTCCAGAAAACCGTTGATGGAGGTAAGGATATTCACTTGATCATGAATCAGTCGCCGTATGGCCTTCACTCACGGCTCCTTCCGGACTTTTATTAGCGACCACCTTCAAATCATGGTCACCACTTTTCCACATCGCCTCTCGTACTCCTCTGCTTTGGATAATGCAACCTTCAGAAGCCGTGCCTGGGAATCCTTTCTTGTCTCCATGAATTCCAAAATCTTCCCGGCCCAACATCTCATTCTCTCGATCAGGTTCAAGCCAGAGCACGTATGCACCATGCTTCTCAGTGTCGACAGGTTCCTTCATCTTGTAGAGTCCGACCGGAATCGGCCCTTGATCCTTTATGTGCGTCGCGCTGGAATCGTTTTTGTATTGCGGTGATCCGCTGTAGCCGACACCATTAAGGTCTCCCTTGTCGGAATACATTCTGCCGGTCGAGATCTCGTAGACCCACATCTATTGCACTCCATTGGTAAACAGATTCACCATATCGATATCGGCGCCGGGATCACGTCCATCAAGTGCTTTGGCGTGCACTGGACTGGTGAGCATGAGATGGTAATCCCCGCCGATGCTGCCGCTGTAGTTGACAAACTGAATGGTTGACCAGTCGGCGACAAACAGATTTCCAGCCGGCCAGTCAGCCGGCAAAGGGCGCTGTGAACCTGCGGTAATGAAGGCGTTGCCGGAAAATTTACTGCTGCCGAAATAACACGCATTCACGATCCGCAGAGGAGTGCTTCTGCCTGATCCAGCCGGCATGACGGCACAGTTATCGGCTCCACCTGCTGAAGCCGACATCCCGAAAATTCCAGCCAGGGAGATGCTGTTCAAGTAGCTGATGTTTTCGAGTGTCGGGGTGTTCGTAGAATTGCTTTTAGGTACGCCTCTTACCGATAACCATGCCAGAGGAACGGCTCCCGTTGCCAGCGAAAGCCGACTGACCTGGGTAATGTGGTTAATCAGCACATCCGACATGATTTCTTGTGGGGGTGGGGGATTCGCCGTGATGTAAGCGCTGGCCAACTGCCCAAGATTCGTAGAACAAGCGAAACAGGTAGCGTACTGAATTCCATCCGCGACCAGATCGTGAATACTGACCCGGTGTTGGCCTTGACTCCATCCTCCATCGTCGTTAGGTCCACTGTCGATTGCCGCCCAGGCAGCAACGTTTGAAATCTTGCTATAGCGAATCACTAGATCAGTGATCGTACAAAGGGAACATAAGTTGGTGCCATTCGGCCCAGCTTGGCTCTTGGGACCGCTCAGAATACCGAATCCTACCTGAGTAAAGCCTCCCCAACTGTTTTCCATGACATTGCCTTCGAGCAGGATGCGACAACCGTTTTTCAATTCGAATAGATTTTTGACGATGTACTTGACGCCGATGAAATTCGGATCATTGGGATTCCAGGCTTGCGGCTTGTAGAGGTAGTTGCGCCGGATCTCGACATCGTTTGGTCCGCAACCATCTGCCGGCCCCCCGCCAAACAGGATATTTTCGGCGGCAGCTTCGAGAAAGTTGTTGACGATTTTGAATGGCCCTGACGCCGGTATGCCTGTACCTACGCCGCCGCTGATAGCCTGAGAGTCAATACAGGATCCGGTAACGGCAATGCAGTGAAACTCTTCGAAATCGGAATCGATGACGGCGACGTACTGGCCGTTATTGAGGGTGAAACCGCGTCTGGTTTCCTCTTTAGGATTCCCCAGCATGCGGTTACGGTCAAAGATGATGTACTTCGCGCCGTTTCCCGTAGCGAAGGCAACCAGTTGTGCACCAGCTTTCTTCGTCCAGGCAATGCCGATGAAGCGCAGGTGATCGCCTAAAGTTGCCGGAGGTTTGCCGGGAGCAAAAGAAAAGACTGCGAGTTCGGCCTGATTCGCAGCCGTTACGCGCGTGCCTTCGGGCGGCAGGTTGCCATCCGACTTGATCGTAATCCAGTGCTGATCATCACATCCTTTAGCGGAAAAATTAAATGGGGCATCCCAGGACGCGCCATGTGCCAGCAGTAAAGTTGTTCCACAAGAAATCGTGTTGTAGGCAGTTTGTAAGTTCTGCCCTGCTGCCAGGGGAACCACGGCGCCGGGAGACGGAGTATTCGCGAGCGCGGTATTGAGGCAGCGCTGGGGAAGCGCAGCCGGTCCATCGCTGGTGTTGCCGATCCAGACATTCGCCGGTGAGCAGTAACGATTATCTTGAGCATGCGCGATTCCGACTAGCACGATGGCAGCGTACAGTGCATTTCTCATAAACCCCTTTCAACGTTTCTTGCCCCCAGGATCGTATGTAGCAGGATTCGGGCATGGGGGACTTCCGCTATAGGGATAGCCGTTGATCATCGAAGGGCAGGTATGCCGTGTGGCGAGTGCTACTGTGACTCCGACTGTCGCTCCGATAGCTGCTCCATAAATCAAGGGGTGCCGTCGCATCGAGGCGCATCCAGTGAGACTTAAATAAAACGCGAACACCATCGCTACTCGCATCGAGCTTTTCATGCTGCCCTCCTGTCTACCAGGGAACCTGAGTTCCAGGCATGACACCGCTACTTCCAGCGGCAAATACTTCCGACAGATTGCGGTCACTCCTCATCTGGTTGTTGAAATTTGTGAGCGGTCCGCTAGGAACAATTCCGGACAAGCCATTCGAACTTGTCCATGCGCCGGTCGTCAGGTTGACCGTAATCGTCACGAGCGTACTGTACACGCCGATATTGAACGAGGCCGGTGCGCCCGAGCCAATCTGGAAACTAAAGGTAGCAGTGTTCGCCAGGAAGTCGACCGTAAAGCCAGTGCATGCGCCTTGCGTGTTGTTCTCCTGCGTGACCCCGTTGATGACTACAAGTTTTCCGGTCGTAAGAGTGATCATGAGTGCTCGATTCTGCGGTAAATCCGCTTGATTTGCTCTAGGAACTGCTCGTACGAGGTGTCGCGCTTCATGTAGTTACACTGCTTGCAACATGAAACACAGTTCTCGATCGTGTAATTTTTCTGGCTGTCCTTTCGATCGATGCCGTTGAAGATGAAATCACCTTTGTTCGTGATTACTTTTGTGTGGCACCGTCGAATACGCGATGGGATGATTCCGCAATAGTGACACTCGCCTTGAAAGAGAACTTTCGCTTCGTCATCCGCGAGTTCCCATGCGATCTCCCGAATGACAGAGTTGCTTTTGTACTGTCTAAGAATCGCCTTGAATCCCGAATCGCCGCGAGTGATGCAGTCTCGACATTTAGTGCTACCGCCACTTCGCAGGTTGTTTTGCTCTACATGTCTTTCATTTCCGCAAGAGCAGCGACAGATCCATCGCGTGCGATGGTTCCCTTGCTCCACTCGTCGAAGTACAGTCCACTGCCCAAATTGCATGTTCTTGATTAGCGATGCGTCGAGTAATTTCACCCTAAAAACTCCAACTTTAGACTTAGTTTGAACTGCATGGCCGTGCCAGTGCTCGTGTAATCGAAGCCGTATTGCAGGTTCGTAGAAGCTTTACAGGCAACCACCGCAGAGGTCACATAAACCGTCGTGGTCGTGTTGCCGTTCAAAGCTTGGCTTGATGAGTCTCCAAACGTGATCGCGGTTGGTGTTGTCGAGTCCGTAGGATCGGTCCACGTCAACTGAAATCCGCTGGTTCCACCCAGGATCGAAGTTGTGCCGGCAGTTGTAATCTTGGCATAGACCGAGACTCGATAGAGACCGGCACCAGCGGCGGGAACCGCATAGAGCGCTGTACCAGCAGCAATCGCCGCAGCCTGTGCCGTGAGATCGATCGCGGCAACTAGCGATGGAACCCCGGCACCGACAGTCGCTACCCCGTTGTACGTCCCAACCTTCCCCTGCAACGTCAAAGTAGTTAGCTTCAGGGCTCCGGTGAAATCACCAGCGGTCCCATTGCCCAGTGCTAGGGAAGCGGCCCCGAGGCGTGAGATGCCTGCATCAACTGTGTTTCCACCTGCGTTTCCCCAAGCAACTACGGCCACTCCGGCGTTTAGAGAACCAGAGGTAAAACGGAATGCAGCAGATGAAGCAAAGTCAATCGAGATGGTGGCATTGTTGGCGAACCCTATGGTTGCGTTGCCGCTGTTGCTTGTTATGAAAGCATCGGCGTTTACCGCTGCTACGATTCGCGGAACACTAATAGCTGCTGTTCCGGATGAACCAGAATGCGTTATGTTCAGTGTGCTTGCACCGTTCGTTCCCGCCGCGAGACTGGATCCGATCTTCCAGTCATCCGCCGCCGAGGCTGCCCCGGTCCAGTATTGTGCTTGTAAATCCAGAATCGGCGAACCGTTAGTGGTCGCGTTGGTCGCGGTCGTCGTGTTCTGCAGGATGAGATCTACGTTGGGTGCCGTATCCGAAATCGAGACTGGAGGAGTGAGAGCCCCACCCCCGCCGCCGCCCCCGCCAGCGTTGCTGGTTCCACCGAAAACTACTTGTCCACCCATGTCACCCCTTGCCTTAGCGCGTTAGTTTCGCAGTGAGAGTTACCGGATTGGTAAGCGTCGGCACGCTCACGCGCGTGTACAGAGCCCAGTACGTCACCATCTCAATTCGTCCCACATTGTTCGAGTTCAGATTGGCCGCGGTCGTGAACTTGGTGTTGGTCACAAAGAAAGCATCGCTGTCTGTATCCGAGGTTTGGACATCGATTTCGAAAGTTCCTGGCGCCCCGGAGAATTGAAACTCCAGCGAGTACCCTACCGGATAGAAGAACCCCGACTTGGTGCGTTCCAGTTGAACCGCGATCGAAGACTGGCCGGCAACGATGGCCTGACTCTGCAGCAACACGGCATATTGACCAGGGCGCAGCAGTTGAGCTTTCCCCGGTCCCAGATAAATTCCCGGCGCTACTGCAATGGCAGTCGGCAGCATAGAGTGATCTCAGTGGGTTGCGATGGCGGAAATCGTCACCGGATTAGGCCACGTCTTAGCAAACAGTCGAATGAACTTGGGAAAGAATGCAGCCGGCATATCCCAGCGCGCAAAATTATTCGCGTTCGCCGCTGTGATCGTCGTCGCACTGGCAACGTAGCTGTTTCCAATGTCCGACTCCGAGAATTCCACGTCTATCTCAAAGGTTCCCGGCGCCCCCGAGAAGGACAATTCTATGGCGGCTCGCGGCACATAAAAGAAGCCGCTCTTGATCCACTCCAACTGCACCGCGATACTGCGCGTGGTTCCGGCCACGATGGCTTGATTCAACCAAAGTTGCTGCGACTCTCCGCAACGCAACAGCGAAGCCTTGCCATCGCCCGGATACGGACCTGGAGTAACTGGGGGTGTTGGTGAAAGCGCCATCACATCCTCCCTGTTCCTGCTAAAATAACGCTGCGGTCAAACACCGCAATCTCATTCGGAGTGAGATTATGGCCAAACGCAGCGGAAAATATCGCATTTACCGTGCGCCTGTTGTTCAACCGCTTGATCAATCTATCAGACTGATATCTCTCACCAAAGGCCAAGTCACTACAGTTGACGCCGCGAAGTACGAATGGCTCATGCAGTGGAACTGGATTGCTCACTGGAATGTCTGCACGAAATCCTTCTACGCATGTCGCAGTAATGGTGGACAAGCTATGCACCGCATGCTTCTCGGACTGAAACGAGGAGAGTTTGGTGATCACAGTAACCATGACACTTTGGATAATCGCCTCTCGAATATTAGAAGGTGTACGCGAAATCAAAACATGCAGAACCGTCGCTTGTTTTCTAATAACACGTCGAAGATGACTGGAGTGTCTTACCACGCTCGCGACAAATGTTGGCAAGCCTATATAAACACTGACGGCAGGAGAACATACTTGGGATACTTTGGCACCAAAGAAGAAGCCGCGAAAGCGCGACTCGCAGCCACCGTTGAACAACATGAAAAGTTTCGCTATATCCATCATTAGAATCGGCCTATGTTTAAGCCCATCGCCGTGGTACCGAAGCCGTCATCGGAACCAGATCCAGTGTCGCACCGCACTTTATTCAGGTAGAGTTCCAGCAAGCCGGAGTCGGTGATTTTAAGCGGCTTGATTTTCCGCTGATAAACTTTCTCTGCAGCCGTCGCCAGAAACTTGTAATCCGCACCCGCCCCGCGCTCGACATTCTCTCCCTTGTTCGCTTCCTTCCACAGATAAGACTGGACGCGCGCCTGTTCAATCACTATTTCTTCCGTTAGGGGATAGGGCACCGTGTCGCTGGGGTTCTGCAGCCGCGGCCCACGATAAATGTAGTGGTAGCTGTAGGGAAGAATACTCAAGGGATGCGGCCACAGTTCATAGAGCATGAATCCGAACGTGGGACTCGGTGTAGGCGAAGGCAAAGTGTTGGGGTTGATGCGATTGTCAATCTCGTAAGGGACCACGTAGGCCGGATCGGTGAAGATAGTCCGCTGCGGATCATCGAAGGTCAGATCGCGCTGTGACTTGCTCCAGTAATCGAGCGCGTAATTGTTAGTCGTATCGCGCACGTCCATAAAGCGCTTGAAATTGTTGACCGTCGTCTGTCCAGAGACCGCACTGACCGGCGCGGGAAAGTATGCCTGATAAATCATGTATGCCTGTCCGGGACCTTGCGGCTCTCCCCAGGCGCGATCGAGAAACAGGGTTCCAAAAGGCGGATTGCTGGTGGTGTTATAGTCCACGATGTTGTAGAGCGAGTAGGAAGGATTGCGGAACTGGCAGACGGTCAAGGCCGCAAAGGGACTGGAAGCAACATAAGTTGCCCAGGCTGCCGAGGCGGTCACATCGCCGATGACTTGCGTACTCCCGATTCGGGTAGTCACCGTCCCGGAACTGTTTGCCACTGCCGCAGTATTTGAGGGAAACAAGAGCCCCGGAGTGATCCAGTTGGATTCGCGGCACTGGAAGGACCACAACTGTTCATCCTCGATAACGCCCAGCGCCTCATCTAGCAGGGTACGCGCGTAGATGTCGGAGAGATTCGGAATCTCCAGCGTCATGCGCTTCGACATGGTATTCAAAGACATCTAGCGCTTGATCCCTCTCTTTCCCGGCGCAGTCTTGCCTTTCTTCTTGCTGGTTGTCTGCTTGCCGGTTTTCCTCATAAAGTACGTGCCGGCATCTCCCTTTTCCATTGCCGCTTTTTGTGCATATCGGTACTTGGGAGTGGGGGCCTTTTGGTCCGCCTTGTCCAACTTCTCATCTGCCGCGTCTGCCATCTTCCAGAATCCGGTTGGGTCTGCCATAAATTCTCCTGCTCTCCCATAAAAGAAAAGGCGTCTTAGCGCCTTGCCGCGCCAAAGACGCCCTAAACTCTCCCCTTAAACAATTCTTCTCTAGTATTGGCCCCCAATAAAGAAGAACTGGAAGTTCTTGGTCGACAAATTTACGGCTGCCGACACTTCCGCGCCGATAGCCGGCGTGCCAGCCGTGAAGTTGAAATAGCGAAACCGCCACGTCTGCCTTGGCCCCGTTCCAGTGGCTTGCGGGATGGCAATCGTGGTCCCATCAGTCGAGACCGCCATGCCGGGGATGGAATCAATGTAGGTCTGAAACGGCAAGCCAGTGATTACATCTCCCCCCGAGACTGGCGGACCCAATGCAAATTGAACGTAGGACGCAGGACCGGCTCCGAAGGCAACGTATAAGCGGCGTCTTCCCACCAGATCCGGGTAACCGTGCAGCAGTGTAATTTGCATTCGAACTCTCCTAGTCCTGCACGATCGGCACGTTATCAAGAAGGATGCGGAACAATCTGCCGGTACTTCCGTTGAAAGGAATATCGAAAGACGTTCCGATGATCTGCCCAAACAGAGCATAGGTTAAGGCCGTGCTCTGGGTAGGATCATCCACCGTTCCATTGTTGGCAACCGTTGACATTGCGATCATGTCGCCGACCAACGGAGTGGCGTTAGTTAAAGTGGTAGTTGCCAGGACGGAAGCGACTCCAAGCTCCTGTACCCACCCGAAATTTCCCGGTGTGATCACGTTCAGGAACACGAAGGGACGAATCGGTTTTCCGCCGCCACCAATGGATTTGTCATAGCTTGTGACAACGTTCATCGATACTGGTAGCTGGCCGCCGATGTTGCCAATGTCTTGACTTACGGCTGCCTGGGAAGGAATCAGTCCGATGGTTCCCGTCTTTACGTTCGCAGCCGTCGCACCCGAGTCGACCTGAATGCGGCGATAGCGACCCGCATATAGAATCCCGGTCGATGGTCTGCAGTTGCGGAACGCTTCCAGGCTGGTGCAGTCGAAGTAGTCGCCGAGATTCAGCCCACCCGCGTTATACGGGAACCCGGTGTACACATCTGCCATGCCCGAAGCAGACGTGTCATTTGCGCCGTTTAGGACCACCCAGGCGGGTAACGCTTGTTGCAGAGGCATTGTGATCTCCTTGAGCTAAATCCCAACTTAAAATCTGCCTTACGAGCTAAAGCCGAACAGCACGGTCGAGTGCCGGGGAAGCGGATTGTAGAGATTGGTTCCCAGGCGCATGTACAGCGCATCGATTGAAACGTTGTTCGGGAAGGGCGCGCGTCTCAGACCAAAGTTCCAGCCCGACTTGTCGGTCGGTCGCAGCTTGAAATCCTTCGAGGTGAGCATGTAGAGCACTTCGCCCACGGTGTTGGTCGCATTCGAAGGCAAGCCGCTGCCGGTCGGAGAGGTACCCACGTTTACGCCCCCGGCAGTGTACTGCGGAGTGACGATGGTCGAGGTTACGGTCGAGACGCCGGAGCCGTCCACCAACTGCGTGTTCCCCGCGGCCCCCGAAGCCGGCGCCAGCGGAATGTAATTGCCGGCAATCTGCGATGGTGCCAGGGGATCATCGTAGATGTCGAGAGAATTGAACTTCAGGCTGTCCCACTTGATGTCGTGCCGGGAGTTTGATACGTCGCGCCGCTGCGAGTCCAGGGCATTGGCAATGGCGGCGAAGCCAAACACGTTCGTAATCCCCAAGTCAACTTCGCCCCCGGTCACTCTGGCCTGTGCCCATCCTTTCATCAGCGCATTGAAATCAATCTGGCCCACGCCGTTGGTCGCGAGCGCTGCCTGGGAAGCGCCGGAAGTTGTTCCCCCCAGCCAGATCGGAGTCGAGTTCAACGCGATTCCGATTGCGCTGTTACGGGTCGAGCCTCCGTAGGTCGAGTAAATATTTCCAAACGGGGAAGGATCGATGCCGTTATTCAGCGACTCATCGAGCCCGTTCGAATTTAGAGTGCGATTGTCCGAGATGCCGACTGCGGATGCTTGGCCATGCCGGAAGCTATCCATTTCAAGCATGGTATTGATCATGCTCGTCATGTTCTGGATCAGCACTTCGTACATGTCGTAGATGCGCGCGGGTCCGGAATTGACCACGCCCCCGCCCGATCCATCATCCAACTCCCAGTCATCGATCGGCACCCAGGAGACATACGCCTTGGGGAAAAACTTCATCCCGGAAGTAATCTGCTGGCGAAGCACCGTAACCGTCGATCCCGGCGAGAGCGCCGCGCCCTGAACGTGTCCATAGAGGAAGTTCTCGCGCATGGCGGAACCACCCAGGAACGGGTCCGCGACTCCCTTGCGCCGCAGCACGGCTTGGAATGCTGTGTCCACGAACAGATTGTCGAAGACCACATTTTTGCGGACACTCTCAAGGTTGCTAGCATCTATTTCGTTGAAGAGCGGGTCCGTGATGAAGCAGAAGCTCAACGAAAACAACCGTTGGATGAAAAGCACCAGCAACTTGATAATCATTTTCGTTCGCTCCTATGCAATGGACAAAACTTTGTCGGAACTCCTCCGGCCTTACTGGACAGTGGAGGAACGTTCTGCAAACTCTTTTTGGATGTTGGCATGAGTGTTGGCTTTACGCTGCTCAGGCGTCATCTTCAACGGATCCTGGCGCTTGCCTTCGGCGACTGCCTTGCTCACACTGGAAAATTCCGATTCCCGCGGAATGCGCACGTTGGGATTGTTGCCAATCTTTTCCGACCATTCCTTGTCGGAAGCCTCGCGCGCTTCTTTGCGGATGGCGTCGTCGTGCTTCTTGGCTTCTTCCGCCTTAATGGTGGATTCGCGTGCGGCAAAATCGTATTTCTTGGCCGCCCACTCCGCAGGTGACATGCGATTGGCGGAAGCCTCGCGGATAAGAGCCGTGGGCGAGTCCGGCATCTCTTTGCCATGCAGTCGGCGATAGTTCCATTGCGTATCGGCGGCAAACGAGAAGGCGTTACCGAGATCAGTCGACAGTTCTTTCTTGATGTCGACAAAGCCAGGGCTTCCCGGCGTAGTGCCGGCGCCGGCCACAAACTTGCCGTCTGCGGCGCGCGGGGCGGGGGAACCGGCAGTGGGCAGGGCATCGAGAATTTCTTTGGGCAGATACCCGGAGTCCTTGACTTTGCCGATAAACGCTTCCGCGGCAGCCAGCTTGGTGGAGAGCACGGTATCGCGATCGGCCCAGTTGGCCAGCGCCGGCGCGATCGTCCGGTCGTATTCCTCGCGTTGCGCGCGCAGAGCCAGTTCGCCTTTTTCTTGGGCTTCGTTGGCGGATGACACTATCCGCGTCAGACCTTCCATCTTGGCCTGATCGAAACCCTTGATGTCGTCATCACTCCAGCCGGTTTCCTTCAAAACTTCTGCCACAGTTTTTGCCATAGGTGCTCCTCAGAACTCTAATAAGGTGGAGACTGCTGCGGCGCTTCGTTCTTAGGCTGGCTCACCAGCGCAGTTTGGGCTTCCTGAATCCCTTCGGCAGCCTTCGATAGTCCCGCGGCCATGACCGGGCTTTGTTGGGCCAGCGCCTTGCAAGCCTGATAAAGCTTGGCCAGCATCATGCTCTCCTGGCTGGCTGGCGCCTGGGAGGGCTGTCCAGCTTCGGGACCACCACCACCGGGGGGAGAGGGTTGCGGCTGTCCGCCGCCTGGACCTGCTGCGCCGGGGCCGGCGCCGGGATCTGGGGTTCCGGGTGCGCCCATTATCGCTTTTTCCCTTTTTTGGTGTGCGCCGTCTTCAGCAGATGCTTTCCTTTACCGCCGCCATGCCCACCTTGTTTCGCACTGCGGTGATTCTGTGCAGCATGGTGCTTGACCATGCGGAACTTACCTTTTTTACGTGGCATCGCCGACCTCTCAGGAATTGGAAAGAGAAGCATGAAAGGGGAGCAAAGGCTGCTCCCCTTAGATTTCTACTCGGGCTTACTTGCCCCGACGCTTCCGTCCACCCTTGTGCCGTTTCTTGCCGCCCTTCTTCATGTGGGAACGCTTGCCGCCGCGATGACGCTTTGCCATATTTCCTCCAAAAAAAGACGGCTCTGAAAACCGTCTTAGGTTTCAGAGCCGCTGGCAATTCCCAAAGTAAAGGCTGTCGGCGAATCTCGCTGTACGTCTGAAGACTTACAGCAACGAAAATTTTAAGTCAAGCGAAATCGCTTATTGCAGCGCGATGCTAACTGTCGCTGGAGCCGGAATCGTGATGGTCAGTATGTCCGGTGTGGTGGTACTAACTGCATCCACCATCGCACTAATAGCGTCTCCGGGGTCGGCGGCAACGCCAGTAACCGGCACGTCAGCGGATCCATCGGCATTGAACACCGCGGTTCCGAAACTAACATTGGCGGGAGTAGCGGCGCTGAGTACGAGCGTGTCCGCGGTGGTGATGGGAAACACCGTGCCATCCGGCTTGGTGGCGGTGACGTGTGCGGTAGCGGTTTCTCCGACAGCGATAGTCTTGGGCATAAGCTTGATCCTCACATGGGTAACGTGTTGGTGCTTGAACTCGTGTTGCAGTATGACACGGATGCGGCGCAGTTCTTCCGCCGCTTTAGCGATTTCTTCCAGGATCTCAACGAATACCCGGTCCAGACCGTGATCGAGATTAAGGTAGCGAGCCATGCATCACATTCCCAGAACTTCGCGCACTTTTTCCCGCTGCGCCGCTGTGGCGCGAGTCTTTTCCTTGAGCACAATCCGCTGTATACCACCTTCGCTAATGTGATAGGTGAGTTCGCCGGTAGTTTTACGTTCGCGAATCACCCGCAGAATAGTTTCCGGGGGGACTTTACCGTCAACGAATGTCGTCTCCGTCAAAAGAAAATCAGTGTTGGTCCGTATCAAGTCATCCTCACGCATGTCATTGAACCGTCAACTCCGAACCGTCGTCTGGATTATTCAATCGCCTGATCGACGCGGCTAATTCATTACGCGTAGTCAGATTAGGCACTTTCCTTTTCCCGCCACATCGCATCTGCGCCAAAGCATCAGACAGTTGAATCGCCAGCAATGCTCGTTCTTTTTTTTCGATCATATAGGGGAGAAGGGCGCGAAGAACTGGTCCAACTCGCTGCCCTTGCAATCGCCAGTAAAAGCATTCGTGCCGGCGATCTTTCTTTTTGTAAAAATGGAACTCGCCAGCAAATTTCTTATGCAACCACTTGGTAACCGCCTCTGAGTACATCATCACTTGCAACCTCAGAGTGGTTTGATTGAAGCCTTTCTTGTTTACAAATATGCGCGCGTAAATCGTGCCTTCACCGTCCACGATGCCAGCCGCGTACGCTAAATCGCTAGGGGATTCAGGAATTCGGGAGACAACGCGAGCATTCGGAGAGTGCCCTTCGGCATACTTCAACCACGTCTTAAATTCTCCGTTGGTATAAAACCGTTTTGCTGGTTCACCGCAACCGCACTTGCACAACCTAGGAAGTTTTTTGGACGACTCTCGGTTCTCCACCGGCGCCCCCTTTCTGAGCGGTTTTCGGTGGTTTCTGCATGCTATTAGGCCGCCCTCCACCTTTTCCTTGACCGGGGCCACCTCCACCTAACCCTAAAGCAGCAGCTAATTGTGCTGCCGCTGCTTTAACTTTTAGCATTTCAATTTCCTCGTTCATCCACTTCTCAAACTCTGTGTTACCTTTTGCCTCTCCAAAATTCTCGACGCCAATTTTCGGCATGATTGTGGCCCAACTTATTGGTGCTCCCATCTTTTTCAGCAGAATCAATTTCTGCTGTTCGTCGCGCTGCGTGATTTTCAAAAGCGTGGACGGCACCGAGATCAGCCGCAGGTTGGACGCAAAACGTTTGGCGCGGTCCATGTGCGAAAAGATGGATGCTTGTTCGGGAGATCTCCACAGCGTTTGATTGTCCGCAGTCGACGGCACCATCTCTTCCGGCATGTGGGAAGGCACCATCGAAGCCGGATCGAAATCGAAAACTTCCGGTGTGATGTTATCTCCGCCGATGATTTGAATGATGCGCTTAGTGTCGTACCACTGGATGATTTGGGTTTTCAGCCGGAAGGCCACTTTAGCGTTAGCCGCTTCCATGCCGGCAGCAATGCCTTTGGCAATTGGTCCAATCTCTTCGAGCGCCTTATCCATCGTCTCGCCCGACACGTTGAATTTCAAGTTAGCGAGGTTGCCCAGATCCTGAATGCCTAACTGCTGTTCGCGCATCTTCATCAGCAGATCGAGAAACTTGAAATGCACTTCTTCGACTCGCACTTCATCGGGCAGGATGGATTGCAAAACCTTTTTGGGCTCGCCGTCGACTCCCAGGCGCTGATCCTGCTTGAAGATGTCGAAATTCTCGATTGTCGGCCCACCCGTTTCTCCGCGGTTATAGCCCATCGGAGGATTCAGGGTGGTACGCAGGACTTGATCCATCTTGCGCTCAAGTCTCCGCTTGGTCACTTCGATTGAGCCCACATCGCTTACCAGGGAGCGGCCTATGGGCTCCCATGCCCAGTCGTCTACGTCGTACTGCACCGGAGGCATGGTGCCATCCCAGTCGAAGTTTGGCCCGTCATACATGGGCGCTTCGACGCTGGGAGAGGTAATCAGCAAGCGCAACTGCGGGTAGATGCGGCAGTCTTCGAGACGCGCCTTGCGATTAAAGGGAGAACCATCCTTGATACCGCCCACAATGTCTTGCCCGACCGAAGGCACTTCATAGAACCATGAAGTACCGGGATCACCCATCGGCAGCCGATAGCCGGTAGTGTTGATGCGAATGTCGCGCACGAAGGTATAGCGGATCTCGCAGAACAAATCGCCCCAGTGCCGCGCTTCGTTTTGTCCATAGCGGAAACGTTGCGCGAGGTCGGCACGCCGGCATTGCACCCGGTTTTTGTAGCTGACATCTGAAATCGGCTGCAGCTTGTCCTGATAAAGCGGAAAGCGTGCGTGCGCCTCGGCAATCGGCATGTACTCAAAAATGGTATTGGAATACGCATCCTGCACATCGTTCGAGGAAGGGATCTGGACCGGAATCACGTCCAGCAGTCCCAGGGGCTCGAAAATCAGGCGGCGCTCGCCGAAGCCGTAATCTAGGGCTTTCACTTTCGGCCAGATGTAGCCCCGTCCCATGACTGCGGAGAACTGCAAAGCTTTTCTGACCGAGCGCGGGAAAGCCGCTTCGAGATAAACCCCTTTGCACACTTTATTGATCATGGTGGCAAAGGAGCGGTACTGGGAGGCATCGGTCGAGTAGGAACCAATCTCGCGCACGTCGGAGATGGTCTCAATAAATTTCCGGATGTCGTACTTCAGACCGTTGGTGGTCAGGTTGGACCCGACACAATCGTCAATCACGCCATCAAAGATTTTCAGATTGCGCGACAGGTCTTTGTAGGAGCGCTGATCTTCCAGCCAGCCTTCGCCTTCCTGTAGTTGTTCATCGACCCAGGCGGCGCGGCGGTCGGCTGGTTCTTCGAAGCGCGGAACCTGCCAGTCCATGTGTTCGACATCGCCCATCAGGAAGCCACTCCCTCTTTCTTCTCACACGCCATCACCGGCTCGATCGTCCAGGGCTTGCGCTTGTCTCTTCGTTGCTGGGCTTTTTCGATGGCTCGCGCCATGAATTGCTTGTTGGTGGAATCGCTCGAATCTCGTAAGCGTTGTCGCAGTTCATCGATGGACGCTCTTTCGATTGCGTCCTCTACTTCTTTTCGCTTTGCCTCTTCCATCTCATGCTGCAAGATTTCCTGCTGGCGAAGTCTTTTGCTCCACATCTCTATATCGCTGGCGTGGTAACACAAAATTCGTTCGAAGCCTTGCGGCGGATTATCAATCAGCGCAGAAGGGGGATTCCAGATGAAATCGTGGACCCGGTTGTACCAGAAGGCCACTGGCTTGGACATCTGTACTTGATGTTGACGCTCTTTCATCGCCAGTGAGCACCCAGTCCGGTAGCGCCTAAAAGCAAGCTGAGAAAGTAGCAAGCCAGCGCGGCCCAGCCCAGAGACCAGCTAGGCGGATTCCAGCGCGCGGCTACGCATGCCAGCACGAAAGCGAACACCAGCAGAATGATTGAAATCATATTTTGCCCTCAAAAGTCTTCCATCATTTTCTGCGAGAGGTAGTCAGTCAGCGCCAGTGTAGCAGGTGTACTTATGATTTCCGGCAGCTTGTTAGTGGGAGGCCGGTATCTCCGGTTGGTGCGATCCGCCATAACATCGAAATGATGGCGAGTGAAATAGCTTTGGGCCGCAGCTCTAATGCGGTCATCAAACTTTCCCGACTGGTGCTCCATCTTGCTTTTGCCGCGATTGGCGGCCAGCTTTCTTTCGAGCGAACCTAATTCAGCGATGAGGTAGCGCGAGTTCGCCTTGTACCAGCCGTTGACGATGGCGTCGATGAAACGGTTCATCAGCATGGGCACCGACCATGCAGTCGAATACCAGCCTTCCTTGTTACCTTTGTTTTCGCCAATCTTCTTATTGTCGTAGCGGGTATCGATGTGATGGTGGGTAAAGCCCATCAATTTAAGTTGTAGTTGGCAGTCGTCACCTGGACGTTCGCGTTGTTCAATGGCAAATTTGCAGCCACGAGGATCAATTGTGTTCTTTCCGTACCAAGCGGCAAGGCAAGCAGCGAATCCAACCATCTGAGGAGCGTTAAGTCGGTTAGAACAGAGTTCGGCGCATTGTTCATCTACTTCTTCCTTTTTCATGCTGCGAGCCAGAGACATTACGCTGCGTTCTTCGTCTTCATGCCCCAGCCCGTCTGCGGTGTCAATGCCAATGGAATAATCTTCGGGCTCGCCTTCATGGTCGGGGCGCCGGTTAGGTTCTTCGAAGATCAGCAACTTATCCAGAGCTTTTCTTTCATTGGACTCATCGAAAGGCTTCAGCGGGACCAGCATCCAATCGTAGCGTTGCGAGCGATTGGAAGTCCATTCGACCCGGATGCGCGGGGTATCGTAGTCGATTTCGTCGACATGGGGCTCGAAGCCGTCGTCGATCGAATTACCCACCACCGCGTAGCCTTGAAATTCTTTCTTGCGGCCAGTGTTCACGGTCTCTACCACGATGGGATCAAACACCAGATCGTTTTTCCCCTGCAGGGCTTCGTAGTCGTCTGCCGGCATCTGGGAAAACCAGATTTTCTGGGAGTGGGTACGGGCATACTCGCGATACTTAAATTCCCAGAACCACTGCTGGGGACGCGACATCTTCCAGTCTTTACCCACTACTCGCTCAAGGTAATCCGTGCTGTGAATGTAGAGTTCAGCGCGGCGAACGTGTTTCCGTGTAATTTCCAGCGCTTGCCAGTCAGCAGGCACCGGATTGGTGCGCAGCCAGTCGGGCTCGGGATAGAGATCAGGCGCCATCGGCCACGGTATAAAAACAGGTCGTAGACGGGAGAGCCCTTTGGGCCAGTCTTCTTTTGCGGCACGCCACTTATCGGCTTGCCATCCCACACTTCCATTGCCGGTTCCTTCCAGAATGAGAAAAAGTTTAGCCGAAGAGTGCGCAGCCGGCAGCAAGCCTTCCTCAATCGTCTTTTTAGGGTTGGGGATGTCGCCAATTTCCGAAAGATGGATCAGGGTCGGAGTCCAGCCTTGCGCGATGCCCGTAGCCTGGGTACCGGACTGAATCGACATCATGGATCCATTGCCGAAGGCGATCAGCTTCTTGGTGTCTTTGGAGCGTTGCGGGACCAGCCACCAGGGAAGGCGCTGGATGCAGGTTTCGATGATGTTCTGAATCAGTTCCGACTTATCGAGAATGACCGAACCCATGACCGCCTGGGTATGAGGAACGAACAGGACCCGATGCACGAATTTGAGTGCAACCTTAGTTGTAACTCCTAACTGCCGCGCTTTGAGAATTAAAAATTCGATCGAGCGGGTAAGGTCATCATGTTCGGCGACCAGATTGTCGAAGACTTTCTGCGCGACCCGGTTCTGGAATTTAAACACTTCGCCGCGGTGATCGACTACCCAGGCGTAGCGCGACTCGAAATACGAGGAATCGAGAGCGCAATTTTTGCTTGCATAGCCCCAAGCAACATAGTTGCCAGTCGTTGTTTTCATGGAGATTACTTCGGACTCTCCATCTGGAACGATGTCTACTATTTTGTCGCACGCGGCACGCATCGTACCCATGACGCGCTTTTCTAGTCGCTGCCGTTTGATTGGCTTACACCACACCAGAAAGCGCGCGTATTCTGACCTTCCGCCGATTATGTAAAAGCAGCTCGCTTTCCGCGCTCTGCCTGTTTTTCCAGTATTGTCCGCCTGATATGCTGAATACTCAAAACCTAATTTACGAAATGCCGCTTCGATGCCTGCATGTACCTCGGGATTCGCTTCGAGAGACTGAGTGAAATAGGTTCCGCTTCCCTCTCCATCGTAAATTCCCCCCATCCAGGCGGCTGTTCGTAAATCAGGAGGATCGTTCGCGTAGACATCAACTACACGCCGCAGAGTGCGTCCAATTTTCGGCGTAATCCATCTGATTTCACTTCGATAAGTTGCCCCGTTGGACCAAAGATGGTCCTTGGTGCAACGAATGGTTCTGCCAGATTCGAGTGTTATTCTTACGACCGGAGCACGGCGTCGATGGATTTCAAGAACCTCCGCCGTTTTTAAGCGTTCAAAATTAGCAGTTCCCTTTTTTGCTTTTGTGAACTGACGTTCTTCTCTTTCCCATCCGATAATTTTGTCTCCCGCCTTCATCTCGCCCAACGGTTTGAATGTAAAATCCGCCATCCAAATCGGCGCTTCGGGGGTGTTGCACATCACCTGCTCGTTCTCCACCCAGCGGCGCACATTTCTAGCGCGGCTCTGGGTGAGGTTGGCTTTCAGGGTGAAGTAGGAACTGCGTTGATTGGATTCGACGGCGGTGATGGACTTGATGTAGGCGATGAACTCGTTGACTTGAGAGATGGAATGCGCGACCGGCATCCAGCCTTCGCGCGAGGCAAACGCATCGAGATTGCGCAGGATCACACTTTCTGAATACATTCAGCGTTTGGCGTCCAGCAGTTTTTGCCGGATAGGCTGGATTTTTTCCTGCATCACTTCGCAATCCGGAAAGACAAAGTTTTCGTCCTCCACCATTTCTTCGGCTTGCTGCATGGTTTTGGCCGGGGCGTCGGTATCAGGTAGATCAGCCTCCGCACTCTCACTTCCGGCATAGAACTTGTCGATAAACGTCGTTTTCGCGCGGGGCAAGGCGCCCAGAATAGTATCGATAGCGTCGCGGTCGCGGTAGCCACCGGGGGTTTTGGCATATTCGATTCGCTTCTCCAGAATTTCGGGATGAGCTTCGAGGGCTTTCAGCTTGTACTTATTGACGCTGTACTCACGCGCCGCCAGCAGGATTTCGCCCAGCAGGGCTCGGGGATCGACGCCGGCAGCCAGGGCGACTACCTCTATGGTCAGGCATTCCCGGTCTCTTTCCGGGATCTGATCCCATTTCTCAAGGAATTGCTGGCTTATCTCCCCGTCCGACATGCGCATTGCCTCGATGGCGCCGGAGATACCGCTTTTTGACTGTTCTTTCAGGAGTTTGTTTATGGGAGGAAGTAGTCCAATTTTGGACTTGTCTACTCCAAGACGCCGCACAGCCTCAACAGAGCGATCAAGCAGAGGATAGTCAGGAACAACGTCAAGGTTAGGATTTTTTGGCGTCGCGTTTTTCGATAAAGGCTTTTTCTCTGGGTCCGAGGTCTGTCCATTGTTCAAGGGTCGATTCTGAGCCCTGGATGGTTTCTTCGAGGTCGGCTTGCTGGGGAGTTCGGACGACGGTAAGGGTAGCTTCTCGGACACTGCGCTTCTCCGGGTAAAGAGCAGCGTAGAACGCCTGTGCCACGTTTGCAAGGCGATTCAGGGCATCGGCAATCTTCTCCAATGCCCTTTCGTCGCGTTCCAGTCCTTCGAGGGCGCGGTCCATGTCCACTTATTTCTCTTTGGTATCGCGCCGGTACTTGACGCTGCTGATGGTATCGCGACCCTGCTTGTCGGTCACGCGCGTAGGAACGGCTTGGCCTGTTTCGATGCGTGCGGCGGTAGGATCGGTGACATTCATCTCGATCTCGCCTTCAGCCGCATTAAGCGCGGCATACTCTTCGGGATCGGTTGAGACCACAAGTTCTCCCTCTTTGCGCAGCGCGCGTTCGCCTTGGCCTTCCTGTTCCACTTCCCGGCCCAGGTCTTTGCCCTTGAAGTGAAAACTGATCTTGAACCATGCTCCATCGGGATAGGCGAGGTTATCGTTCAGGTGGCAGCCGCGCATGAGTACATCGAGTTTGTCGTGGGCGGCTTTCTTGATTTCCGCGGCGCTCAAGGCCAGCGGAAGTATTTGCTCTGGCATCGGTTTCTCCTAACGAACGATATGGGTTTTCTCTTTTTCTTGTTCTCGTTCCGGGGGCTCGCATAGCTCCCAGTCTTCGGAGAGCACGTCGGTTTGCGAGGCCAGCCAGGGCACGAGTTGGTTATCCACCGTTTTCATGTACAGATAAGGGAGCGTCATTTTACTGTTCTCGTTCGGAATCTGCAGTTTGAGCCACATCCCTTTTCCGTTCCATCCGGATCGGGCTATGACCGCTCCACTCTTCGCCGCTCGGATTGCTTCGCCGAAATCCATTTTTGTTTTTCCTTTCTGCTTCGTGTCTCGCTTTGAGGGCGAGGAACATTCTGTGGGTCGGAGGATAGATGGATCCGTACTTCATGGTTTCCACGTCCGAAACAAAATCGCGCGAGCAGCCCAGCAGTCGTCCCAGTTCGGTCTGGGTGAAATGAAAGCGTTTCCGAAACTTCTTAAACTGCCGCGCCAGGATGATCATGTCACGCATGGTTTTTTGTGGAGACAGTGGCAGGTGATGCCATCTCAAAGGTTGCCCTTTTTAGGAGTTCCATTCTCTTGTCTCCTCTCCCGATAAAGAAACTCTCACCTGCCACCGGATCACCGCACAGCGTACTACACTTGCGAAACGTCTTTTTGCGCTTCTTTAGTCCCAACCGTAAGCCAGCCAACCAGAGCGACCGTCACCGCCGAACAACTAAGATTATTTTCCTTGGCCCACTTCATTAACTTCTCGGTAGTCGCGCTCGCCGTCTCGCGCAATTCTGGCTCGATCGCCAAGGCGCCGCGCACTAATTCATTCACCGTGGTATGGAGCAGGTACTCGATAGTCTGCATCAGTCACTTCCGAAAGCGATACTCATGGATCCACCGCGCCACCACCCGCGGCAGCCAGAGGGAATGAATTTTATGCTTCCACGAAAAGTAGAATGTGCTCATATCCTTCCCCAAAGTACAGAAGCGAACTTCTCCACGTCCGTGCCTTCTTTAACGTCGTTCCAGGTAACGAATTGGATGTACTCTCCTGCGCTCGCCGTATCGGCATCGTTCCAGAATGTAGCTCCTGCGAGGGCTGGCGTGATACGGGCAGGTTTGGTTTGATCCCAAGCTGATTTGTTGCGGTCTGCTCCGGTGCCGTCGTTGAACTCGATGTGCACGCAAGGAAGCTTGGTCTTGTTGGCTACGGGCGGGATCTTCGGCCAATCATAATCCGGTCCCTGAATCCAGTATTGAATTCCGGGTACGCCGGCTTCGACCGCAGTCTTGTCACAGCCAGTGGCAAAGTCGAGCACTGGCTTGCCCCTGAGGTAGCAATCCATGTGCAGCAGGAACTGGATATCAGGGCTATTCAAGGCCGTGATCATTCGAGCATTGCGCTCCGGCACTGGCGGGAATGATCCATCGGGATTCTTAACCGTCCAAGGGTCCATACACAGAGCAAAAGGCGCTCCAGTCGCATTGCATTGGTTCCCCATTTCTAGAACGGCTTGCCGAATGAAATCGCTGGCAGAGCCATACGATAAGGCGATCACTCCGAAACCTTCACCGCCCAGATTCTTCATGGCTTTAAGTTGGTGGGTGATTACGTTTGGGTTTCTGCTGTCGTAACCTGTGATTGAGGCGCCATCTTTGCCATGCCACCCCAGCCAGTGGAACATTATAGGTCTGCCGAGTGTTTCAGTTAAATCCGTCATTTTTCTCCACTCGTGATCTGCTCGATGGTCATCGATTCCATTCTTTTGCTTGGAATTGTGGCGACCATGATTTCATTTTCTCCGCAAACTCAGGTTGAAAATGCTCTGCGATAGGAGTCTGCTTCGGGTCGGTGTAGATAATCTGCGATCCGCAGTCTTGACATTCCCAGAGATCACCCATCCAGAGTTTGTAGGGCCGATCCTGAGCCATCTCAACAAACGATGTGCCGTTCTTCTTGAGCCGCATCGCCCGGTTACACTTTGCGCATACAATCATTTTGGTTCCTCTTTCTCGGTGGGGTGCGAGGTCTGCGCCGGGGGCTGAGCGGCTGTCGCAAATAAGCGTCCGAGATGATACGTTGCCTGCTCTGCTTCGGCAGTTTCTTCCACCGGATGAGTCGGCCAGAACATCATGGCAACAAGATTTCCCTTCGAGTCCATGATATTTGCGGCTTGATTGTCAGTTTCCGGTTCCACTAGGCGAAATGGAGGGACCCAGTATTTCAATTCCGGCGTGGGTGCTACCGGAGACTCCGCCTCTGCCCGTGCTTTCTGAACGTCCTCCCATTTCTGCGGACAGTTCGACCAGTCTGCCGCGACCTTCTCCAGGGGTTTCAAGGCAGTGAGTATTTCGCTAATTGCTGCTGCGAATTCAGAATGCCAGCGGTCATCGTCCCACTCGTATGAGCCTCGGCCTTCCGTAAGCCATTCTCGGCCATCAATAGCCTTCTTAATTGCTGTTACGCCTTCCGCAACAAGTGTGCGCTCGCGTTCAAGAATCGCGGGATAGTCCGGGCAGCGGCCCCCCTCCTTCCCTTCCTCCCCATCCCCCACCTTGACATGCTCCAAATTTCCCCCACTCTCCATATATCCCCACTCCCGCCCCTTCCCTTCGTCACTCATCCCCCACCCCTCGCCGCTTTCCTCTCCCTCATCGCCCTCAACGCCTCCGAAGGCTTCATCGCTATATATTTCTCCATCCGACTTACTCCCTCCGACCCCTCTCCACCGTCTTTGCCTTGCTTTCCTCTATCCTTTTTGCCGCCTCCGTCCACTGGATCCCGCTTGCCGGATGATTCCTTACCCGGTGTATGTCCCACGCTCTTAATATCCCGTCTTTCTCCAGACTTTCCAACTCTTCTGGGCACCCCTCTACCGGACACTTCATCCGGTACATCCCTGCTCTCCCGTTTGCCCTCTCTGCCATTTTCTACCTTCCTCAATATCCACTCATTCAAACTCAATTGCTCATCCGCCGCTAAATCCTTACAACGTATGTACTGCCCTTCATCCCGAAATCGTAACTGTACCTGAGGCCGGAATTTCATAAGAGCACCGTGTTCGGAGCCGCAAACTCCCCAAAATACCTTACCGCCGCCGCATCATACGCTCGCGCTGCCGCTTCCTTCGTCTTAAAGTACCCCAGGCTTACCCGCTTCATGTTTACGTATATCTGTGCGTTCCACTTCTCATGCGGCTTGAAAAACGTCACTCCCTTGTAACCACTCGTATTGTCCACCCTCAACCGCCGCTGATTATGCTGATTGTTCGCCTGGGTCGCTATCCTTAAATTCTTGCGCCGATTATCAAGCGTTACCCCGCTCTTGTGATCCACTATCTTTCCTTCCGGAAACCCCATAATCTCCCGCGCCATACTTACCCGCTTCCCCTTCTTCCCTTTCCTCTCCGCATACCAGTCCCGATGCCTCTTCCTCGCCACCCACCTGTACCTCCTCAGCCACTCGTAATCCCTTTCATCTACCGCCACCTTCTTCCCCTTCCCTAATTCAATTAACTTCATATCATAGCGTCTACTCTTTACTTCATATCATGTCAAGTTATTATTTCACTTTCCCGCTTTTTTCTAAAAATCAGCACGCCAAAAGACGTCAGTGACGCCGTGGGACGGGCCACTCTTGGACAACTATTCCACTCCGACATCCTCTAGACGGGACTAACAAAGGCTTGGACAGTTGGGGATAACATGTTGATAATGCTACACCTATGCTAATTCCAGCCAATAGGCAGGGAACGCGGTACCCTGATATGAGAATGACGCGCCAAACCCCCGCCAATCGTCCGCGAATAGGGGACTACTTCAGAGCCCACGACGGGCGAATATCACACGACGGGCGGACAGGGGAAAAGCTTTCGTCCGCCATCGTGAGAGGCAGAGAAACCAGACGATGATGCGTCAGCGTTGGCGTAAGGTAAACGTTTGTGCATGTGACGTTTGCGGGAAAGAGTGGGAAAGCAAGAAGCAAGCGCGGCAGTGTCCGGAGTGTGGGACACGTTCATGGAACGGGGCACAGAGGAGCGGGAAGGCGCTGGGGAGAAGGTTGGGGCGAGTGGTGGTACCGGAGAGTGGGAAGGTACGGGAAACGAGTACGTAGGCAAGAGGAAAGGCTTCTAGGGTCTATTCTAGAAGCCTCTGTGGAACCGTACCGTTCACGGTTGGAATTGGAAGGCTAATCCTGTTCAAACCTAAACTTTCTGCTGGGTTTGTCAGAGACCAGCTTGTCGAGTTCGGTTTTGATGGCGGCGAGATCGGCGGCAACGTTGCGGCGAAGGTTCTCCGACTCGCGAAACATATCAGCCGAACGTCCGGAGAGAATTGACCGGCACTGATCGGCCAACGTGGCGAGTTCGCTGTCGTTTGTGACGTTGCGCAAGTCGAAAGTCTTCAAGAAGTCTGTAACGTTGGTGATGGCAGTATCGCGAAGGATCTTCTGCTTACCGTCATCTGTGGGGGCAAGGCGTTCGCGCAAGTGGGAAACGAGATCGGCCAAAGATTGGCGCATGACGGCGGTAATCTCATCCGAAGCCGATTGCCACTTGGAAACCTGTTTAGCCTTCTCCTCCTCGAATAGATCGCGAGAGATCGATTCCAGCGATTCCGGAGTGCCAAAGGACAGGAATTCCCAGTCGCAATAGAACCGCGAGCGCACCACGTCCGCGCTTGGGTAGTCGCGGGAATTGTAGAGCGAGCGCAGCCGGACACGCGCATCATCCCGCAGCGATTCATACGCGGTAATGAAGGCTTCCACTTGGATAGCGCGTTTTGCTTTGAAGGCGCGCAAACTGGTCACCACTTGCGGGATGAGTTTGTTGGGTAGCAGGTAGATGCCGACATCAAACGGTAAGCAGAGATCGTAGAGCGCTCGCCGCATTTCGCCGTCTGATTTCCGCCACTGCATTTTTGCCGATGTCGTTTACTCCGGAAATTCCCCGCATTACGTCCCACTGCATGAGTGGAGTTTGATTCTGTTTTCCGTTCAAGCTTCCAATGATGGTTTGCACAGTCGAAACCGAATCCGCCGACCGTGCGGAGATTAGAGGAATCGAGCATCCTCTAGCTTTCCGAAACTGCTCTTGAAAGTTATTCACCGTTTGCCCCCATGTGCTTAAACAACACAACAATCAAAACAAAACCTGAGATCACTACTCCAACGGGTCCCAGCAAAACCAGAATCGCCACAACTACCGCCATTGTTACCAGTACGCCTAAGGTCAATTGCATGCCCCTGTCCTCCGTCCGGATGTACCGGAGAGATGTTTATAGAACGGAATTCAATAGATTGCAACAATAAATATTATTTCTATTGACAGATATTCTGCACTCATGCAATATTTACTTCGCAATGAAGAACACACAACGGAGTAAAGCGAAAATGCAGAAACGACAGACGACTAACGACCACAAAACTACGGTGTCGTTTTCGATGTCGCAATTAGTAATCGAACGAGTCAAGACTTTGGCAGCACACGAAGACCGGCCAGTGTCTTGGATTGCGCAACGACTGATAACCGAAGCCTTGGACGCGCGCGAGGTTCAACGTGCCTAAACTCAACCCCGATTGTCCGGAATCTAATTTTCGACAAACGAACTGTCACTGCGAATGAGTCTTGTTCAACGAATCCGCGAGCGAGCAGTAAGAGAACAAAGGTTTGAAATTGACGGAGAACAAACCATGACCACTTTGGCAATTCCCTTTCCCGAACCTTTGGCTGTACCGGGTTGCGTTGGCAGTGTTAACGCCATTGGACTTTGTTTGTTGGCTCGTGGGGTTCCTCGTGGGGCATATAGTAGTCCGCTTTATGGCTGGTTGGAGCTACGGGAAAGATTCTTGAATAAACGTCTGCTCTGGGGAGGGCCGGACAAAATGAAAAATGAAGTATTGCGAACAGTTTTGACAAGCAGTGTGGCAGAGCACATTCACGCTTTCCGTGCTCTTAATGAATGCTCACAGCAGGACATCATGCGAGGACGCGAAGCGCTGCGCGACTGGATCGGGACACAACGGGAAACCACGTTCAAGGACCTGGGAGACCTCGGCGTGCTGTCTGTCCTACTGGAAGAGTTTGCCAACTTCGCAATCTACGTTAGCGAAGAGTTAAAAGAGGAGAATCGCGATGTCTACCTGTGCCAACGCGGGGGGAATGCGTAACGACAACTGAGCCATGTCAAACGTAAATTTCGCTTCGATTAGAGACTCCATCGTGGACTGGCTGTACACACTCTTTTTAGGGCTGATGTGCGGCTGGGTTCTGTACGGGCTCTATCTCTTGGCGCACATGATTCTGGAAAGCTTGGGGGTGAGGTGGTGAAAGCGTTCAGCTACCTTCGCGTCAGCGGCTTGGGGCAAGTCGATCGCGACGGCTTCACTCGGCAAAGAGAGACGATCCAGAAATACGCCGACTCCAACGACATCGAAATTATTGAAGAGTTCCGCGACGAAGGCGTCCCAGGGAAAACAGAAATGGCTGACCGGCCTGGACTCGCTCTACTGCTCTCACGACTGGAGACTAACGGGGTCCGGCTGGTGATCGTGGAGATCTCCGACCGACTGGCGCGCGACACCGTGGTGAATGAGTTGATCGTGCGCGAGTTCCAGAAACTAGGCGTTAAGGTCATCTCCGCGTCTGGGGGAGTAGACCTCACGGCTGGCGACGACCAGAATCCTACGGCAAAGCTTATCCGGCAGATCCTAGCGGCTGTGGCTGAGTTTGACCGCTGCATCATCATCCTGAAGACGAAGGCCGCACGCGATCGAGTGCGAGCTAAAAATGGGAAATGCGAAGGCCGATGGGCGTACGGGAAAAAGCCTGGGGAAGAGTTCGTACTGGCGACCATCCTTCAACTTGCTCACAACGGACACTTTGCGGAATACATCGCCCGGTATTTGAACGACCAAGGCGCCAAGACGCGCTACGGGAAGACATGGAACTCAGGAACCATCTGGAAAATCATCGCGCGCAACAAACAGGCTTCTTTGAAGCAGAAAGGTTGCTCTTTATGAGTCGAGTAAAACTTGTAGCGTTTGGGGTGCTGTTGCTGGCAGGAATGGTGCTGGCAGCGTTCGCACCAGCCTTTGCCGATGGTGGACCGCTGATTCTGTGTCCTCCAAGGTCGAAGACCTGCGTGTGCACGCTGCCTCGCTGCTAAAGGGATAGCAAAGCAACACCAGCCCCCTTTCGGGTTCCAGTCCGGAGGGGGCTTTTTAATTGTATCCATTTCTTCTCCACGATTGAGCCCCCACGACTCCGAACTAGAACGTGGTATCGGAGTCCAAAATTGGACTAAAAGGCAGCGACGTGCCGGGAGGTAGATCGGGCTTCTTCGCCTTGCGTCGAATCTCCTGCAAAGCTTTTACCGTGTTCGGGTAAGCGAAGGCTTGCTGGAAGTGTTTTAGGGTGATCTCTTCTTCTCGGATGGTCCAGCGATTCAGCCGTTCGTCTTTCTTCCAAGAATGGATCATGATTCGGGCGCCGGCCAGGAGAACGAGTTTGGCTTCAAACGACGACAAAACTTTGTTCCGGCGCGTGGCGTGATTGGCTGCGCTGGTCACCTGCACGTAGATGCGCTCTTGCTTCTGGGGATGCTCTGCGATCAGATCGAAGCAGTTCCACAGATCAACCTTGATTTCGACCAGGGGCGCATGTCCGCACGCTCGACAGGGAACTCGTTTGGCTGGATCCTTTGGCGGGAATCGTTTGATCGATTCAACCGTGGCGACGAGATAGCCTTCATCGGCGAGGAGTTCGCGCGATCGTACCTGGGGAGTGCTCATCGTGCAACCTCGGCTGGTTTGAACACTCTGGCGATGTGCTGCGCCAGAGGAAAGGGAATCTTGGCTATCTGGGCTGAGGCAGCTTTGCGTTTGGGACTGTTTTTGCCGTGAAGCCGACCCGGAGAAATCGTTCCGCTTGCTTTCATCTCTGCGTAACTTCCAAACCAGTCACCACTTACCTTTGTGCCTTCTGCGGCTAGGTGCGCCTTTACGGGTGCCACGCTCACGCCGAATCGCAGATCGCCAGCTACAACACGCCGACCCACCATCCCTACATCGCCCCACAGGTAGTAACTACCGAAATTCGCTCTTGCTCGCCCTACCCACGGCTGCGCCCCTCTCACATTCTCCACGATCAAGGGAATGTATCGTCCGGCTGCTTCTGAGGCTTCGCGCTGAATTCGAAAACAGGCTTCGAATAGTGTGTTATCAGGAGGCGGCAGCGCCTTCGCTCGCTGCCATGGCATTGCGCGGTAGGAGTACGCCTGGCACGGCGGACTCGCGACGATCACTGCCGCGTCTTTGAACTCTGAGCCGTGAATCGAGCGCACGTCGCGCAAAACTAATTCTCCTGGATATCCGCCTGTTCCGTAGTCGTGCGCTTCTATGTCGAATCCGATCACGCGGTAACCTTCCGAGAGAAACCCGTCCGCCCATCCGCCGAGACCGCAGTAGAGATCGATGGCCACTGGCTTATTGTCCATGTTCCTTCCGGTGACATTTTCCGCATAGTCCGCCTTCCACCTGTCCGCGCTTCGGTCCTACGACATCATCTCGAATCGCGCCGCCCATTCCGCGGCTTCCCCGGTGCGAGACGTGAAACGAGAAGTTCGATTCGATGTCCGCGACGAAGATAGTCACGCCCCCGCATCTCATGCAGTTTCCACCCTGCTTGTAAAACAACTCGCGCCGGAACTCACTGTAGTCCCTTCCCGTCCGCTTCGTCCTTTTGTCCTTTGTCTTGATGATCGGCATGTAGGGTCCA